GGGGCGTATTCAATATGTAGGTGTGCAGCGTCGGCATCCCTCGCAGTACCAGGGTTTCGAGTCCCGAATTGCGTACCTCTTCCGCCTGCCTCACCCACAGTACCTAGTAGATCACCCGTCTTAACCTTTTGTCCCACCTGTACATTTCTGTCTAGCAGATGTCTCATGTTTAAGTGAGTGATTTTCTTGCCTTCAAATTCTATAGGCATATCTAGCTTGATGATCACAAGCTGTTGGGGTTGATACCCAGGAACTAATGGGTTTGCATCGTCTGTATTCTTAGTTCCGCCTACTCGACTTTGCACCACAGTACCAGCGAGAGGGCTAAAAATCTTAGAACCTATTGGCGCGAAGATATCATCACCAATGTGACCCCTCGCAGAGTCTATTGACGAACTACTATTTTCAACAAAACCAACCTTCCCTTTTGCTTTTAACCGCGTACTAGGCGTTGAATTATTATCTACTCCATAAAATTGCTTTAAAGCTCCAATCGGATTACTAACAAACTCTTTAGCACCCTGCTCTAACTGTTGCCCAGCTTTTTCCCCAAACACCGTGCTAACCGCCGATTGAACACCACCCGCTAAATTTTGTAACAAGCCTTGTCCGGTAGCCAGGGAAGCTAACCAGTTGGAGGTTTTTATTCCCATATCAGTGATCGCAGTCCCCACGCGATCAAAGCCGTTCTCAAAAGACTTAACTAAATCTGCAAACTTAGTACCAAGACCTTCTATCCATGAGTTGCTAGTTTTACTTAAGTCTTTAATACTATCTTCAGCTTTTTTAGTTGCGTCTACAACACTGTTAGATAAGTTATTTATATTCTTATTAATTTCATCAACCGTCCTGTTTACGTTTTCAAGACTGAGATTAAAGTTATCGGCAATACTAGAATCTATCGAGATAATTTTTCCTGGTAAACTCCGTTGTAGTTCTATAGCTTGTAGCTGAATATCTTGGACGTTATTCTGGTAGTCAATCCTCTGTTTTCTTGCTTCTAGTCGTTGTTTCTCTATTTCGGTTGTTTGGGAAATTACATTAATAATCCCCTCAATAAACTGAGTGTAGATATTGTCCCCAGCACCAATTAAAGCCTCTCTAAGTTTATTCTGTACTTTAGAGTTTTCAAAGGTCTTTTGTGCTTTCTCAAATTCAATACCCACAGCTTGAGATTCTCGAACGGCTGCGCGATAATAGTCGGTGACTTGCTTTGTTTGTTGGTAGAGGCTTTGGATTAAGTTATATTTCTGCTCTGCAATTTGTTGTTGCATATCAACAGTTTGGATTTGCATTTCCTTAACTTTTATAAAGCCACTTAAAATCTCTTTTTCTTTACTTCCATCAATACTTCTTTCTTGTGCAGCCTTTAAGGTGTCTATACCGCTTCTTTTATTTAAATTAAGGGCGTTTAAGACTCCATCTAAATCATTAACTTCCAATTGAGCGGACATCTCTTGGATTTGTTTTAAATTATCGGCAATTTTACCAGTCAGAGTGGCTTGAGTTTTTAAGTTGTTCGTATATTCCAGTTGCCCTGGTAAAACGTCCCCACTGCTGCCAAGATTAAATAAATTAGTTTTCTCTAAACTTAATGCCGTATCTCTATATTGTCTTAGATCGTTAAACTTAGCTTCTAAGTTCCTTATTTCAATTGCAAATTTTTGCATTTCTGTTAAGGAATTTTTAATAGCCTTAGTCATCTTGTCTTGTTTTTGAATAACTGTGGCTAAATCTTGTTCAGTTACCTTAATTATTTTATTAATTTGTTCAATTTCACTTTGATAAAGTTTGGGATTTTTCTTTAGTTCTTCCCAATACTCCAAATAAGTTTTTAAAGTTTCTACTTGTTTGTCTAAATTAGCTTTAGTTCCGCCAAACAATTCTAAGGGCTTTTCTCTTCTTTGACTTAATTCTTTTTCTTGTTCTTGCAGTTCTCTTAATTGTTGAATGTCGCCAGGATTGTTAGCAATAACAGCCCGACGCTTCATTTTAATATCATCCAAAGATTTATCAATGGCTTGAATTTCTTGGATAGCATCTTGTATAGCAGGAGAGTTACTATCTTTCAAAATATCGAAAGTGTTTTGTTGCCCAATAGTTGTTTGTTTGGCACTATCCTCCATTTGTTTTATTAGTTTTTTTGTATCGTTATCAAATGGGTTAAGCGTAAATCTTTCTCTAAATGCTGAAAAGTCATCACGGCTAACTTTAGAGGATGGATTTAATAATTTTCTTTGTTCATTAATAGACTGAGTAACGTTTCTAGTCTGTTCGCCAATTGCGCCGCTGTTATCCTTGAATTTCATCATTATTTCATCAATAGCTTTCATCGCCATTGATAAAACAAACATCTGAGCGGCTAAAGTTGCAATACTTTGACCCATCCCCAGCAATGCACCCTTAGCCCCTCCCGCAGAAGAGGAAATTCCTTTTAAATACGTCGCAAACATTAACCAAACAGGACTTCCTAATTTAATTAAGGTAATCAGTAAGACACTTTTTAAGAGTTGGAAATTCTTAGTTACTAAATCTATACCAGACGCAAAAACACTTAAAGAAAAGTTTCTGAAAGGCAGTAAAGTTTTACCAATACTTTCCTGTAACTCAATTAAGGAATTATTGAATTTATTAGTTATCGCCACTGAAGAATTAACGGCATCTCCTACACCTGATGAAGTTTGCGCTTTTAATTGTTGAGCAAATTTTGGCAAAAAGTCCTCAGCTAAAACCCTGCCTGTACTTAATAATTGGTTCATGGACTGGGTGGTTGTTCCGTAAGCGTTTGCGGCGATTTGCGAAGCGTTGGGGATTGCTTCAGCGAGTTGTTGTCTTAATTCCTCTTGAGATACAACCGTTTTTCCAGACATTTGCTCAAGCGCGGTAAAAGTCCTTTGCTGCTTGTCTAAATCTAAACCATAGACAGCCGAAGCTTGAGTGACTGCGCTAACGATCTGGCGAGATTGATAGCCTTCTATGGGAGTATCCTTAGTTGCCTGGAAGAATTTACTGCCACTTTCTAAAGTTTGGCTTAAGTCAACGTTGAGTCTTTTTGCTTCCGATCTTAAAAATGCAATATTTTTAGCACCCTCTGAAATGCTTCCAGAAGTGAACTTAATCCGTCTCTCTAAATTCTCAAAGTTAGCGGCGACTTCTATGCTTGCGGGAGCTAAATCTAAGATAATTTTCCCTACGGCCAACAAAGCTAGGACTTTAACAACATTACCTATAGAAGATTTAACAAAGTCCATCATCTCGCCAAATTTCTGGACTTTACTCATTCCCTCTACAAAACTATCAAAAGCCACCTTAGCCTGGATGAACCCTTCCTTAATTTTTTCTGGCATCTTAAGGAAATCTACAAATAATTCCTTAGCTGCAACAATACCGTTAGCTAACCCCTCGCCTAATGCTGCCGATACGTTAGGATTGGCGATTTCCTTAAGGAAATCTAAATAACCCTTAAATCTTTCCTTAGCTTCCTTAAATCCTGGGATACTTCCTAATCCTTTACTAAAGCCTCGGCTTAATCTTTCTTTATCTTTTTCTACGTCAGATGTAATTGTGCCATTTTCTACAGATTCTTTAATTCTGTTTATTTGTCTAATGAGCGATGGAATTATGCCATTGTTACCACCTTCTAAGAATTGCAGACCCTTAGTGAAACCTTCACCTACATATTTGCCCAACATTATGCCAAGTCTTACAAATGACTGGGAATTTTTCTTTACGCCATTTTCTATCGTAGATTGTGGAACTTGGGGAATACCATTTGGTAGGAATGGGGGTAGTTGGGGCGCAATACCCCTTGGTGTTGTATTAGATATTGGGAAGGATATGGATTGAGGAACTTGGGGGGGTAAATAAGCTGGGGGAATAGAAGAAGTGTTTGGAAGTCCAGGGCTTGTGCCGCTTCTTGTTGTGCCAGGGATGGTATAGGATAATGGTGGGTTTTGATGAGATTGTGGTGAACTCCAAGGATCGGGAGTTATGGGAAAAACTCTCTTTTGGTTTGTACTTACAATGTTGGGGAGTCCGTGACCCGCAGGAGTGTTCCAAGGATCGGGTATGCCATTTATCATTCCCGCAGCGCGTCTTCTTTTGCGCTCATTCTCTATTGCTGCACGTATTACGGCACTTGAGATTGTTCTAGTAGAAGGTTCGTAAGAAGTAGGAAGAATTGGAAAGGAGCTAGTGCTAGGGAATGGCTTAGGTAAAGTAGCGTAATTAAATTTAGTTGGAGAAATACCCTCTATCCCCTTCCTCATTTCGCTTATTTTCGAGGCGATGATTGTTTTAAATCTATTTAAGGATTCGTCCGCACCCGTCCCCATAGCATTGCCTATATTTTGACCAGTTCTAATAGCCCATCTTGAGGGTGATTTAATTTCTAATTTTTCTTCTACTGTATCTATTACTGTATTTGCTAATTTTTCAGAAGATGTACGTAAATCTTTTAATGAACTTTCCAAACCTTCGGTCATGCCCGCACCTACATTTTCGCCATACCCCTCCATTACTTTAGATGGAGATTGCATTTTTAATTTTTCTGTAACTACGTCAGGTACTATATCTGCTAATTTTTCAGCCGCAGTGCGTAAATCACCTATGCTATTTTTTACACCTTCACTTACGCCCGCTCCTATATTTTCGCCAATTCTAACTCCTCCATGCAACGCACTTATTCTCGCTGCTTTATTTTGAACAGAAGTTATTTGTGATAAAGAATTGCTTAGTTGTGAACTCTCTCTGCTTTTTGCAAAATTAGGATCTATTCCTGCACTATTTCTTAATTTTGTTATATCAGCTTTGGCTTTATCTCCATACTGCTTAATCGCCGCAGATAACTCAATAACTGGAGCGAAGTTACCAGTTGTTTCTGCATCTTTTAACAGGGATCTTAGTTTAGCGAAATTAGCATTAAATTTAGCGGCTAATTCTTGCGCTGATTTTACCGCAAGTTTGGCTTTTTCTGACACCTCAATATCTTTACCGGATGTAGATTGAGTAACTGGGTTAACTCTAGTTACTTGATATCCGTTGGGGGTTGCGCTTACGGATGTAGATTGAGTAACTGGGTTAACTTTAATTACTTGATATCCCTTGGGGATTGTGCTTACTGGAGTTGGAGTATAAGATTTTTCAACAGTATAAGTTGGTAAAATGGCCGTTGGTTTAAATTGTGGTAAATCCCCAACAGTTTCTTGCAGTAACGATTTGCCCGAATAACCTATCGGTATTTCTTTAGCAGGATTTAGCGGTATAAGTAACGAAGGATCTATTTGCCTAGCTTCGGGTATGGGCAGGGCTTTTTTGTACCCTTTCTTTATACTGTTCCTTATTTTGTTAGCATCTAATATTCCCCACAATGAAATGTCTATTAAAGCTCTTTGAATAGTTGTCGCCTCATCCTCAGCTTTCTGCTTGGCAGAGGGCATAGTTGTGGACATACCTAAATCAATTGCTGATATTTTCCCAGGATCTACTTTGTTTGTTACTGGATCGATTTTATAGTCTTTAAAAAATACATTGGCGGAAGCTAGATCGTTATGAACAACACCCATGTCTTGCATAGCCCTACCCAAACTTCCGACATAACGATAGAACTGTGAAAATATTTCATTAAATTGCTTTATATCCTTTCGGATTTGTCTGTCTAATAATTTGTTGGCGTTTTCTAAATCCTCTATAGCTTTTTTTATTTCTTTCCTTCTCTCAGGGTTTTTTTCGTTTTCTAATTCATTTTCTAATTTCGCTATCCTTGGTTTTGTCTCTTTCTTTAACTTTGCTTGTTCTTCTTTCGAGGCTCTTATGGGTGCTGCATAGTCCTCCATAATTTTCTTCAAGTCCCTCCCTTCTATTTTTTCTACAATCATAGATTCTTTTTCGTTCGCCGCATAAAGTAACGGGGCGTATCTGCCCTGTAGTCTTTCATAAGCTTTAACTTCCTGTTTTGATGCTATTTTTTTTGCACCTTCAGGATCTAAATCAGTTTTGTAAACCAATTTATCGGTTATCAAAGCCATAGCTCCAGACCATCCATGACCTACAGCTTTAATTTCTTTAGCGTCCGGCATCATCGGAGCTATAGTTTTAAGCATTTTATTAAACCCTAAAATTGACGCTGGGTGTTCTCTCATAGCATCCGAAATCGGTAGTTTTTTTAAGTTTAAATTTTCTTCAAAGTATTCCGATAAATTGCGAAACTCAGGACTTTGCTCAGAAGCATACTTTGGTATTTTTTCTGACCCTGGAATTGTCGGTAAATACTCAATTTTATCTAAAAAGTCGGGCGATATATTTCCTTTGGTTTTAATAAATTCTTCTTGTAACGACAGAATTACTTTAAATCCTTGAACGATTTTTTTTCCGTACTCTTCAAACTGTTTTTGTGATTCAAACCAAGGAATTGTTGCTATAGACAAATCTCGCTTGCGTTCCGCAACTTTGCCAACGTTCAGTCCGCCAGCCCACCAACCCTTATCAGGGATTGCTTTATTTTCTTTAAAAGTTTGAATAGACTCATTAATGCCACTAACTTCATCCACATACCTCATAAATCCGGGATCGGTAACATTATCCGGGAACTTAATCTTTTCCATAACGTCGGTTTTGAGATTTTCGGTAGGCAAATAATCAATCTTGTCTAAAAATTTTGGCGATATATTGCCGTGAGTTCTAACAAACTCTTCTTGCAGTTTTGCAACAATTTCAAGCCCTTTAATTATTTCTCTTCCGTATTCCTCGAACTGTTTTTGTGATTTAAACCAAGGGATAGTTTTTTGTGAAAGTTCTTGGTTTCTTGCAGCAACATCTTCTCTTTTCAAACCACCTGCGAAGTAAGCTCCTGGTACAACCGTTCTAGTTTTAAAAGATTCAATAGATTGATTGATAACCGATGCCACTTGTTTATATCTTTGATATCCAGGATGAGATTCATCATTGGGCAAATCTTTCAATTGCCCTGTAGGACGTTCTGTTTTTTCTGCATTTGATAGCATTAATGTGCCAGCGTCCACAGCCTGACCTCGAAGTATGGTTGCCATTGATCTCACCTGTTCCGGCATCCGTTCGTTGGATAATTGTCCAAAAAGGTATTTAGAATCAAATAAGTTTTTTATTACACCTTGACTGTATTGCCCCTTAGAGGCTAAATCCTTAGCGTGCATCGTAGAAATGACTACTTGGTGAACCTGCAACATGAGTCTTTGCAAGTCAGACATAGTATCTCTTGATGTCTTGTCTGTAGGTAAACTACTACCTACAGTGTCATTAAATTTTTCGACAAAACCAGGAGATCGAAATAAGTGATGTGTCGCATGAACGTTTGCCCCTGACGATCTTAGACCTGAATCATCAAGGATGTTCATTGCACTGCTCGGATTATAAACACCTATTTTAAACGGGAAAGTTAAGGGATCTTTTTCTAAAATTGCAGATGCAAAACCTTTAGGTGTTGCATTTGATAAATTTGAAAAAGGATAAGCCATAGCTAGTGCTTTTGTCTTAGTCCCTTCATACTCCGCCGCTTTTGCATACCTGTAAGCACTTGCGCCACCAAGAGAGAAGCTGATAGCCGAAGCGTCGTTTCCTTGTTCTCTAGCCAGCCTTGTGTGAGCTAAAGCTTGAGCGGCGGCTACGTCCGATCCTAGAGGATTTAGCGAATAGGCGATCTGTCTTACCGCATTCTTTATAGTTGGAGATAACGATCCCATCCCAGGGAGAAGTTTTTTTATTAATACGTCATCAGTCCACTTATCTATTTCAGCAGTCCTTTTGCTAACATCTGTGTCCAAATTTTCCACTGGTAACAATTTTATATTCTTCCCAACAATAGGTTCTAAGGAAGTAGCGAGTGCGCGGCCACCCTGTCCGAACTTATCCTCAGCACCCCCGATTACAGAAACCACCTTTTGTCCAGGCTCTAGTATAGGGAAGGTTGCTTTTCTTGCTTGGTAGTGAGATTCGGACAGCTTGCTTGTATGATAGGACTGCATTCCCTGTATAAAATTAAGAATTGGCTGAACTTCTTTCATCAAAGGGAGAATAACTTTGTTCGACAAGTCAGTGGGTTGAGCTTCTTTTATGATTGTCGGAATAAATCTCCTCTTGTGTTCATCCAACGACAAGCTTGATTTTTTGGAAGAAATTGCTTCAAACTTTTTCTTTAATTCAGGCTCTTCGGACAAAATTCGGTCAACAGCTTCAATAGAGGATGGAGTGTTTTTATTAGATTTATACTCTTCCTCAAGATTTGCGATTACTTGTAAATCTCCTAGCCTATTAAGCTGTTTTTGCATTTTAGTTCTTTTTCCGGCAGCAAATTTAGCTTTATCGAAACTACCGCTACTGATTAATTCTGCAAAAAAAGTTTCATAGACCTGGGACTTTCCTATAATTTCTTCATCAACTAGCCTAAATCCATCTTGAATTTTTTTAGCAAACTGTTTTGTACTTTTCCCTGTTAATTTAATAGACATCGATCTACCGATTTCTTCAGTAAATCCAACTGCAATATTATCAATACCTTTACCTATGGCATCAGCTACTTTTCCTACAGCCCTAAACGGCGACATGGCTATATTCGCAGCCATATTCACAGGTGACATAATTACACCCTTTACGACATCTCCTACAGTATTGTTTTTATTTCCACTGCCGTTATTGTTAACGCTAACATTAGCTGTAACCTTTCTTTGCCCTAATTTATCTAATTCCTTATTTAAGTTAGTTAATTCCCCGTCATCAACAAAAACTTTTAAAGGATTGTTTTTAAAATAAGTTTGTGTTTGCTTAAAGTGAGTTACCTTTAAGTCAAAATGTTTATTAAGGTTTTTTAGCGAGTCATCATTAACGCCTATGGTTAAATTAAGATCTTTCTCTAGAAATTGAGCTTGTTTAATAGCCTCGACCCTAGCCTTTTTTATATCTTCCATTAGCTTGGAGTAATCACCAACTAACTCAACAACTAATTGTGGTAATTCCATATAATTTACTCTTCTAATAATAAACTGATTGAGGCTAGAACTTGAGGACTAACTAAACTATTCTCAAAGGCAAACTTAATACAAGATTTTGTTTCTTCACTAATGCCCGCCTTGTCGGTTTTAACTTCATTCTTGAACGGTAAAAAATCAGTCCACGAAATATTTTTACCGCCCAAGAACCCATAAACCACTTCCGCCAACCTTGCAGTAGTAAAGCTTTTTTCGTTAGACTTGACCCTATCAATTTTTTCCAGTCTTGATAGGGTGTCTAAAATTACAAAAGGCGGAAGTTGGAGGAAATTTACCCAGCTACTAAATCTACTGTCTTGGATTCCGTGCTTTTGGATCTGGAGGTAGATGGTGTACCAGTCAATGTCGTCTCCGCTTCCACTTCCGTATTCATCTTCTTCACTTCCTCCAGCGGAGTTAGAGCTTTTTTTTCACCTTCAGGATCTTCTATAATATTGAGGCTTTCGGATTGGTAAAACTCAAAGACGGCTTGGATTAATTCTTGGGGAAGTCCTGCAATGTCAGCAAAGCTTAAATTCTCGCAACCTAGGACATACTGGCGGTCAAAATTATCGTACAAGAATCCAAGTTCTCCGTCTTTAATTTTTCCGGGAGATTTCTCAATCACTACGTCCTGGACTTCAGAATCGTGATTTCCTTTAACTACCAGAATTACATCACCGAATTTAATATTTGTCCCATCAGGAAGAGGGTATCCTAACTCTTCGATCTTAATTTTTTCACTATTTATTAAGACACTTTCTAGTAGTTCTACATGATAAGCGAGTCGTCCTGGAACAAATACGGGTTCGGGATTACCTTCGACGTAAAAACCTCCCATGATGGTTTTGGCGACAAAATTCCAAATTTCTAAAGTTGGAACTTCATTCTTGTTTAATTCGCTTAATTCTTCTTCGTACTCACTTAATACTGTATCTTGATCACTGGGAAAAACTCTAGTCCCGTCAACTTCCTTACCAAAAATGTATTCCGAAGCTTCTTCCCTGCTTATATCTTTATCCTTAGCAATACCTTTAATTACGGCATTAATTACGCCAGTAACTTGTTTTTTAGTAGCCGAATATTTTTTAACTTGTAACGACTCACCGGCTTTTACATAGCCCAATCTTTGCAAATACAAATAGCCGTGATTTTCTGTACCGACAGCGACGATTTCTGCCTTTTTTTTCTTGGAATTGGAAGGTTTTACTTTTAGCACAATTCTATCTCCAGGTTTGTGTTAATTATGGTTGTGTTGTTGTCTTTAACTTCTGGGGGAATTTTTATCTTAAATTCTTCCCCCGTTTCTGAGAATAATGAAAGTTCTCCAGATAATCCGCCCCTAAAAAACGCCGCGCCACATAAAATTTTTGTCTCGCTAGAATTAAGTCGGCAGTTAAATAACGCAACAATGTTTTTAGATATATCTGCAAGGACTTTCATTTAAAATTAGTATCCTGATTATGAGTAAGGGTCGACCCAAGTAAAGGAAGTCCCTTGCAAGTGAGCGGTAAAGGAATACTTTTTAACTTCGTTGTAACTACCGGGCTGGCTGTAGTCCGTAATTAAAATAGCCGCTTCAATAATTTCGCCGTCTGGATAGACAGCGTAGAAATACAATTCGCGTCCAAAATAGCCGCCATTTCTTTGGGTTTGCTTAATAAGCTGTAGCGCAGGATCTCCGCCAACTGGGGAATCGTAATGGTTTTCTACGCCAGAGAATTGGATGGTTCTATCGCTACGGATGGCCTTTTTCTCAGTTCCAGTGCCACTTAAAGTATTGGTTGTGTCCACTGTGGTTGTTTGAGCGGCCAAGGGGAACTCTTGAATCCCGTACATGGGGAGCAAATCATCAACAATCCTTGCTGTACTTGCGGTAGCGATCGCGTATTTTGAACTAAAGATGGGAATGTCAGTCGCTGTAGTCGCTACGGTCACATCTTCCGAAATGAGGACATAAGTTCGCGCTTTATCCCCATCCTTGAAGAAGGATAGTGCCATACCTGCTTTTAAGTCTGTCGCTACAGAAGCAGTACAAGTAATTACGGTCGCGCCAACAGCGACGGCTACTGTAGACGTAAGAGTTCTTGCGACTACAGTTCTTGTGCCTTTGGGCAATAGTAAGATTCCTGCACTAAAACCCTCTAAAGATGTAGTGTTGTAAGCTAAAGGCATAGTTATTTTTTCCTTTAAAAAAATTAAATCATCACCCTGTCGGCAATATAAATTCTTGCCTGTTCAATCACCTTTTCATCTGCCGGGGTATTCGTAAATCTTGAAGTTACATAAGCCCTCCTAATCCTCTCTACCGCTAAACTTAAATTAGGCGTTGCTGCCCAATTTTTAAGGGTGATTTCCCAAAGTCTAGGGTGATATTTCATCCCAGCAGAAGATGAGCGAGGATCGCCAGATGGGACGTGGTTAATCAAAATCTCTAATCCGTTACTACTAGATGGCGGATTTACTCCGCTACCGGATACCCAAATACTAGGAATAGGAACTCCGCCTTTATATGTCCCCACAAGTCCTGTGAGCAAATTTAAAAGTTCCGTCCTTAGTTCTTTTGAGGTCATTTTTATCTAACGGTAAGGGAGTAAGAGTTAATTAAGCCGCCTAAATCTACGATATCTCGTGGACTTCCCACCAAGTCACCACTTTTACGAAGGGTGTATCGTGGCCAGTTCCAAATGGGACTTTTTATGGAATCTTGCATCTCGTTGCCGAAATTACTACTAAGTTCAAAAAAAGAGTTTTTAATCGCATCCCCTAATCTCTTACTTTTACTAGAGTTAAGAATTGTTCTTGAAAATTCTTCCTTAAAATTAAAGCTATCGGCAGTTACCCAAACCCAAGGCCTTGCTGGTGCGGATTCACCACTCTTAAGAGTCCATCCCTCATGCAGTTTAGCTGCGTAATCAACGTCCCACTTAAAAGTCGCTACCTGAGATTTGGGTAAATTTACAAGTTTTTCCCAATCGTTTGTTTTTACCATTATATCACAAGGTATAAAAAATTACATTTAATTTCTCAGGGAAAGGTTTAAATATCCAAAAATAACCTCTCCAAACCTCATAGTTAAAGACGAAAAAATAGGCTGTACTATGGGTAAGAATTTAAACTTACCTACATATTCTCTATCGCCTAAATCCAAGACAGCGTTAGCCTCAATCTCTAAGTCAAAAACTAGAGGAAGAGTTGAAGGCATCCAAATATTATTATTGTTTAAAGTTAAAATATTACCCTTAAGAAAAATATCAGTAATTTGGATACCTGGCATTTGATAATGAATAGGGCTTTTGGATTGCGCCACCCTAGCAAAAACTTCTACGTTAGTTTTTTCCTCAATGGGGTTGCCGTAATCATCTTCTGTAAAGCTCCCATTACCTGCGAGTAAGTTAATTTTTAAATTAGGGTTATTTAACATCTTAAGTCCGAGGTCTATATTTATAAAATAACGGCAAAAGATTAGCAAATGGTTTTAAATCATTAAAATCTTGGTAGACTATTTTCGCTCCCTGCGAACTCTCTTCTTTAATTATCTTCTGCTCTCTATATAGAACTTCTGCGATAGCTGCAATTACAGATTTAATTTTTAATATCTCTTGGGATTGGGAAGTTGCGGAAAAATTTAAACCTGCGCTGTAAGTAATTCTTATTTCTTGAGTTACGTTATTGCTACGACTCCTTCGTATACCTCTAATAATATTGGCATTTATATAGTTAAAATTATTAAGTTCTAAACAATCTCCAATTAAAAAGTAATTTTCTGATGGTAAAACTTCCCAATTTTGGCTAACTGGGATATCACCAAAACTAACAAATAAATTATTATACCTAACTTCTACTAAATTAATTGCTGTTACGGGTGCATAAACTAAGGCTATTTTATTTAAACCTAAAACCCTTTCTAATACATAATCCTTAATTACCAATTCCCGATTTGCGCCCAAGGATGATTCGCACAGAGATTGAGATCGCAAAATAAGTCCTTCTAATTCTAGATTACCAAGGACGGACAGCGATGGCGAAAAATTTCTCAATTCCTGTACGGTTAAAATCATCTTAATTAATTTCCTAGCCTTGGGCAATTATCTTTGGAAAAATTTTCTGCACAAACAGGTTCGCCTGTCTGGTTAGTTTGGTATTGCGCCCCACAATTTTGGCAGTAGGGAATTTTGTTTCTTTTGAAGTATTCTGTAGAATAAACGCCCATTGCTTTTTTTATTACTTTTGCTTCTACCGCTGGCGTTTTAGTTTTGGTTAGAGGTTTTTTAGTTTCCTCAACCGGAATATTTTCGTTTTCTTCTGGCACTTTTATTAATTCCTTAAATTTAATCTTAAAAGTTACCCTTAACTTAAGTTAAGGGTAAAAAACTTAAACAGCCCTACGCGCAACTCTTAATTTAGCGCAACGGGTTTGTTGTCCTGCTGGGGAAGCTAAAGCTGCATCCAAGTCAATAACGCCAGTTTGTTCACGGCTAATCCAGATAAAAGATTCTCCCATGTTAAATGGAGTTGTACCAGAAGCGCGAACTTCCATTGGTAATGCAATACCGCGACCGACCGCACCGTAGCTAAATACGAAACAGTCTTCAGTAACGGTTGCGCCCGCGCCAAAAGTAGTTGTGTTTACGGTTGGATCAGATCCACCTGGCGCACCAACACCCCATGTATTGCCTGAGAAAATTTCAAAGCCGCAATATTGACCGACGTAACCTGAGCTTTGTCCGATTTCAATTCCAGAAGCCGCACGGAGAACGTTAGAAATATTCTGGCGTTGTTCTTCAGTTACAGGAGAGTAAAGCTTGCCTAAAGATTTCTTTAGATTGTCTAAGGATTTAGGGGGAACTGTCAAAATGTAACTGTTGTTAGGCAAAGTTGGCCATTGGTCGGCGTAAAGCTGGGAATAAACAGAAGACAGGAAGTCTTCAGTTAAAGTACCGTCATCTGTTGCGGCAACGTTAGCCGGAACGGACGTTACTTCACCCTTATCGTTGTAATAAACTTTAGTTGTCTTAAAGTATTCCTTACGCACCATCAAATCTTCAAATTTGAAGTAGTGCTGCATTAATACTTTATCCAACACTGCCATTAAGTCAATTAATGACGTAGCTTCAGTAAATTCTGGAATAAATACAGGGCGGTTGCCTACTCCTGTGCTCAAACCTAGACCCCATTGAGCAATAGTTAATGGGACTGTGGTAATTTCCAAGCCTTGAGAATCCGTAGAAGTACCACGAGAATAATTAATGCTGGTATAGGTGTCGGTTGTGCTGATCAGGAAGTCGTTAACATCTGTAGGATCGGCTAAATTATTAGCGCGAGGAATCAGGATGGATTTATTGGGCGCAGATGTTGAGTCATATATAGTGGAAGCAAACTGCCACCAAATATTATTGGAGTTGTGAGTTTCTCTCATTAAAGCTGAGAGAACATCCAAGAAAATTGCGCCAATGCTGCCGCTTGATCCAATAGTTGGCCCGGCCGCACGACCAGAAAGAAATCCGCCACCCTCAGAAGATTTAAAGTAATTTTCTAATTCTTTAACCAAAGGAGAGTGTTTCCAATTACGCAAACCCTTAGTGGCTTGCTCTTCACGGAAGTGATCGTGCATGAATCTAGCTAAAACATTATGATTCCGTTGGACTGCAACCATTCCATCGTGGCGAACTTCTGTAGGTTCGGCTTTGGAACTGTTAAATAAGTCAATAAATTCTTTAGCTAAACCTTGCATGGCAAACTTTGGGGTATTTTTAACGGCGGGGACGACTTCAGATCCGGGGCGGCCAATTAACTGCGAAATATCTTTAAGGGTATCAGCTAATTGCTGGGCTTTTAATCTCTCGGCGCGTTCTTGGTCTAATTCTTGTTTTAAGCTTGAATTTTCTGCTAAGGCTTGAGATTTTTCTTGTTCTAGAACTAAATTCATTTCCCGAACTGGAGTTACTGTTTCAAGAATTAATTTTCTAACGGCTTCTAAATCTAAGCCTTGAGGCTTCAACTCTGCTACGGCTACAATCTCCCTTTCCTCTAGCGCAGGAACGGGGTCGGGAGTTGAAGATTTAACTTCTTCTAAAGGTGTTAGTGGAGGCATATCTTTACCTTTAATTTGAATAATTTTAGGCTCATCTTTTCCATTGCGCTGTAGGCTTTTACCTACTCCTACCGTCGGGTCGGCGGGTACGCTTGCATGGGATATCTCAAATATTTCCCAATTTTTACTTATCCTGACTGGGTAATAACCCCTGTCTGCGAGTCCGTATTTTTCAATAAGAGCGGCGGCTTCTTTCTTGGGAAGTTCGGTGTATTCATCCTGTACTTGGTACATGAACGAAACACCTTTACGAGTACCCTTTTGGACTAAGTTATATAAGTCTCTACCCTCTGCGTTGTCGTCGTACTGGACATCGCAAATAGCCTTACCTTGGGAGAAATTTACCCCCATTACTAGGCCGCGTTGCAAATCCCAATTATGATTCCAAAGAATTGGGCAGACACCTTCTGTAACCCTTTGAGTATTGCAACAGCCTGGCTCATGGGAAAGAACTTCGTAATATCTCTCATCTTCCCAGTAATCGTATCTAAGGATTGGATATTCGGAAGAAAAAACAAAACTTGCGGTTAAGTTTCCTACTACTTCTTCCCCACTCTCCTCTTCCTCCATATCCTTATTTAAATTTAAAGATTTTGAGAAGTTGGGAAGAATTTCCAAATTAAAATATCGCGTAGCTTGACCTACGGCAATTTCACCATCCTTAAGTTCTAACCTTGCATTTTTCTCTGACACTTTTTTTAAGGTTAAAAAAACTGATTAGTGCTTATTATAACATTCTTTATGGGAATGTGCTATAAACAAGTATAAATCTTTACTCCTCTAAGAAAATGTTTAACGAAGTTTATGCTCCGTCCGCAAAACCTGTGTTTTACCGCACTTATTCAAGAAGTAAAAAAGAGACATGGCAAGATGTTTGTGACCGGACAATTACGGCATTAATTTCTCTGGGAAAATTAACTAAGGCTGAGGGTGACTTAATTAGGCGATCGCAGGAAGAATTTAAAGTATTAAGTAGTGGAAGATGGCTGTGGTGTGGTGGTACAGATTGGTTAAAAAAGCCAGAAAACGTTTACGGTGCTTATAATTGCTCATCCACAAACATTACAGACTGGGAAGCATTAAGCTTAATGATGAATTTGGCTATGCAGGGATGCGGGACTGGCGCAGTGTTGGAAGATAAATATATTAAAAATCTTCCTATTATAAGGAATAATTTAAGCGTAGAGATTGTTAATTTACCTGGCACTGTAAAAAAAGAAAACAGGCATGATGACACTATCGTTAGCGGCGCGCGCGGACAAGTTAACATTTTTGTTGGAGACAGCCGTAAGGGTTGGGTAGACTCTTACCTTACACTTCTAGAGTTGTCTTCAAGGGAAGATTTAGCGAAAAACGTTAAAGTTTTCGTTTGCTTAGGTGCGGTAAGAAATAGTGGGGAAAAACTACGGGGCTTTGGCGGAACAGCTAATCCCATAGCTTTAGCTGGGATGTATGGAAAATTAGCTAAGATTTTAAACGGGGCTATAGGTCGCCAACTTACCGCTTTAGAGTTATGCAAGTTAATTGATGAGGCTAGTGTTACAATTGTAGCCGGAAATATAAGAAGGTCGGCGGGCATGAGACAGGGTTCGCCAGAAGATATAGAGTTTGCAACAGCTAAAGATAACTTGTGGCAACAAGACAATGAGGGTAACTGGAAAATAGATCCTGACAAAGATTGCTTAAGAATGGCTAATCATACGTTAGTTTATCACCGTCGCCCAACTTTAGAAGAGGTCAAAAAAAGTGTGCAAAAACAATTCCACAGCGGTGAAGGTGCAATTCAATGGGCTGGCGAAGCGGTAGCTAGAGCTAACGTGGATTTACTCTCTAATAAGGATTTAAAAAATAAGTTTTTAGACTTATACAATAAGTCCTTAAATGAAGCATTAAATTTTTTAGCTAAGTTAGGGCTGTTGAGTATTACTGAAGCGGAAGAAAGGATGTCTAGGTACGCTACCAACCCTTGTTTTCGTGGGGATATGAAAATATTAACTAAAGATGGTTACAGAGCATTCGAGTCGTTGGACGGTCAAGATGTAGAGATAATTAACGCAGAGGGCAATGTTTCTCTATCTCATATATGGTGTTCAGGTGAAAAGGAAACCGTAAGGGTAGGAATGGGGGCTTATGGAAGTATTCACTGCACTCCAGATCACTCTTTTTTAAATATTGATGGCAAAAGAGTTGACGCATCTGAATTAAGACCGGGTGACAGATTAATGCCATTCTTAAAAGTGCCAGAGCATAAGAATAAAATATTCGTTTGTTTAGGATTTGTCCAAGGTGATGGTCAATTATCTGATTTATCTGATTTGAAAGGCGACAAAAAAGGGCAACTAGGTGTTGCTGTCAACATAGGTAAAAAGGATCAAGAAATCCTAGAATTTTTCCAAGAAACGGAAGGTTTGAAATGCAAGAAACATGGCGAAAGGCGTATTTATGTTAACGGACTGAATGAGTTAATTGACAAATACGACTTTTCTCTTTACACCCTTCCATTTCGCGCACTCCCATCCACTTATAAAGGCTGGGACTTAGACATAAAAGCATCGTTCTTGTCTGGACTTTATTCAGCTAACGGCAGTGTTCTAAAAAACGGCAGAGTGACCTTAAAGACGACCTGTAGAGAAATGGGCGAACAGATCGTTGATTCTTTAAAAGCAGACTTTGGCATAGAAGCTTATATAACCGTTAACCGTCCGACGACCGTGTCGTTCCCTAATGGTATTTACCAATGTAGAGAAAGTTACGACGTAAATATTCAGCAATACAAAGAGAGACTTTCATTCTTCAACCAAATCAACTTTATTCATTCGTACAAGATTGATAAATTTGCCAAAACTCTCTTGGCAACCTCTCCCTCAATATCGGTAGTAGAAAAACAAGGGATTGTAAAAGTTTATGATTTTTCTGAACCAATAACGCACTGGGGTGTAGTAGAGGGCTTTGTCGCGCATAATTGCGGAGAAATTGTGGGTAACAATTTTTTCTGCGATCTCGCTGAAGTACACCTAAACACGCTAGATGGAAAAGACTTAAATAGTTTAAGAGACTCATTTAGGGCTGCGGGTTTAATTGCAGCCGTACTATTAAATGACAAATTCCCTGACGAGAGATATCAAAAATCTAGGGAGTTAGACCCTATTGTTGGCGTTAGCTTTACTGGCTTATTTGACTTTTTCGTTAATTTATTTGGGGAAAGTTGGTTGCGCTGGTGGGAAGGCGGCAGGGAGGAATACTCAGACAGAGACTTTATCACATCAAAGGATTTAGAAAATTGGATAGAAACATTCCCAGATGAGGTAGTTGAAATTATTAACGATTGGAATAAAAGCCAAGGGAAATTTGCTATAAAACACCCCGGCGTTTGCAACGGACTACTTTTTAAAGCCTTGGAAGAATTTTACCTGACGCTTTTTAAAGATGAAGCCCATAAAGCAGTTTGGGAATACTGTCATGCACATTCGCTTAAACGCCCCAATAGATGTACTACGGTGCAACCAAGCGGGACTAAGAGTCTCTTAACTGGCGCGTCTCCTGGCTGGCATCCTCCAAAAGCTGCTAGATTTATCCGTCGGATTACTTTTGGCAGAGACGATGCAGTAGCTTTAGCTTGTATGGACTATGGCTACAGTATTATTCCTTCCCAATCTTGTAAAGATGCTGAGGGTAATTTATTAAACGATCCATTTGACCCAAGAGTTACGGAATGGTTGGTAGAAATTCCCACAAAAACTAGCTGGGCGGATAACATCGGGGAAGATGTAGATATAAGCAAATTTAGCGCAAAAGCCCAATTTGACTTTTACCTACAAGTACAAAATTACTACGCAACTCACAATACTTCAGCAACTTTGGAAATACGTCAAGAGGAAATTGGGGAATATGCACAACTCCTTTACCAGAACATCCAAAATTGTGGCGGATATAGTTCTGCGGCACTTTTGGCAAGATTTGACGGTGGCGAAACTTTCCCTCGTCTGCCATTTGAGCCAATTTCTAAGGAAAAATATGAAGATTTATGGGGAGAGGTTTTAGCTCGCCGTAAAAATAGTAGTTTTGATGAACTTTTGCAAATAAGGTTAAGCGCAGCGGAAGTGGAAGATTCTCAAGTTGGCCCGGCCGGATGCGACTCGGATAAGTGCTTATTTAAGGAAGAGGGCAAATAAACCCGTCAGGTAAATTACAATAAATCCTCCAAAGTGCTTTTGTATAAGCCTTTGGAGGATTTTTAACTTTAAGCCCACGTCAGGAGAAATCGTTATTAGAGAAGAAAATGAATGACGCGATTTGTATGACGTTTCCCTAAAAACTCCATTTTTACTTGACGTTTTTTAGACTATTTCTACCCAACCCTCGCCGTCGTAAACAAAAAATTTAGTCAAGGTTGAGTTAAAATAAATCTGATATTGAGCCAAACTTGTAGTTGGCGCAGCACTTAATACTCCTAAAAATCTATAAGTATGTTGGGCAACTGATGATGCGGTAATAACTTGAATTTTATCCGCCGGCGTAATATTGGCGGAAAAGTTAAATGAATCAATTTGGCTCAATGGCGTAATAAGCTGAATCTCTCCCGAATAGGCAATTGGGATTTGTCCACTCATGGCCATAGTTTGCCCCGCGCTAATTACTAAATCTAATTTGCTGCCAGCCGCGGGGATTTTAAATAAGTAATAGCCACTGGGGAATAAACCCAGTCTTTGCTGTGTGTCGCCTATAAAAATAATTCCCAACGATCCGTAAAACTGTTGGATATTTTGGAGTGTGAATGTAAAAGTGTCACCGGGGCTTATGGTGAGGTTTATAAATTCCGCAGATTGGGAAGTTAAATCTATTTGTTTTTGACGCTTAGGCATATCTATAAAGTAAGTAATTATTTATATCAGTATATCCTAAATTTATATTTTTTAATTTACCTATTGACCGACGATAGAAAGGTGTGGTATAACCAGAATGAAGTTAAAGAGTAAGAGAGGAATATAAAGATGACTAAAACAGAAGTAATTGAATTGATGAAGTCCGCGTCTAGCGAAGAAGATTGGAATAACAAATGCGATCAAGTAAAATCTGCTTGCGGCGGATATCCCGATTAGGGAATGTTCCGAACAAAGAATGTTGCAAACTTGGACAAGTAATAAAAATTGTCGCGGTAGAAATTTTAGGATAGTCAGGTAATTAAAAAGTATGCCAGAAATAAAATACATAAAATGCCCTAGTTGCGGATGGGTTGGGGATTCCAATCCTACGCCAGCAGAAATTTATGGAAGTTTAAAAACTGAAGTTCCGACAGTAATAAAAACTTTACAATTAAACAGATCTCTTGGCAATTACGGTTTTAGCGGGAGTTATGCTGAATGTCCAAATTGCGGAAAAGATTTATCGGACGGAAAATTTAACGTAAACCCCGATTATTTATGCTAAAATATTATCGTGGTTCTTAGCTTGAGTCACTCCTCACTATTTACTATGGTAATCCCTTAACTCAGCACCAGAAGTTAAGGGATTTTTTTATTAATTATTCCTTCCCTGCGCCCGCACTTAACTGTTGATTTTGGGTTGATTGGTTTTGAGCTTTCATTAAAAACTCTTGTCCGTTAACTGCCCAAATTCCCCAATCTAATTCAAAGCCACCCCTTTTAATGACATTTTCATAGTACGATTCATACCCGAATTTCATGCAATACTCTAGGCTAATGCACCACTTAACCTGAGTTCCGACCAACCCTCGCAAAGCTTGGATATTTCTTGAGTACATCAATGCGGGTTGGTTAGCTATATCCTTACCTGAGTTTGATTCCATTCCCAACCCTGGGAAAAACCATAGCGGTACGCCAGGCGGCACTAACTCTTCCCTAAGCTTCATCCAATAATCAAAAACGCCCTTAAGACTTTCATTACCATTACTATAAGCTTTTCTTACGTCAGCTTTATTTAACAAGTAAAGGTTGGAAATTAAGCCTTGTGCTAATTGCGATTTATGCTCAAGCATATAAGCTTCTTTGTATTCTTCATCCGCGCCTTCGGGCATGAGATGAAGCCAAGGAGAAATTGCGGCGGCTCGGACAGCTTGGGCGACATCTGGACGGTGTTCTTTTAAGTATTCGTAAGCTTCAACTGACTGTAAAAATAAGGAGTCGCCATACCTTCCTGAAGCTCCTAATTCTTCATATTTAAAATGCAATATTTTCCAATCAGGAAATACCCTATCGTCAGGACTTTCGCTAATCATTTTCCTTTGTGAATAAGTTCCTTTTAGTTCCCCTTCACTATTTACATCCACAAACATAGAGAAAGTTGGGAGGTATTGGATTTTTTCTATAAAGTAATCTTTCTTATTTTTACTGTCGAAGTTTAATCCTAATTCTGCAAAACTATCGCCAAACCTCAGCATCCTCCTTACGCCTGGCTCTAAGGCATTACCTCCTAGAACTAAATCTTTTCCAAATTGCCTTGATGCCATTTCTTTACTTACACTAATTAAATTTTTATCTACTTCTACGTCATCCATCTTAGGGTTAACTTTCCAACTACGAACTTCGCCATTTTCTCTAATAAAAACATCCCTAGCTAAAATACTACTAGAGTGTCGTACCTCTAGATTCCATATTGACATCTCTATCAATTGGTGAGTTAAATAGCCATCCCCCATAATTGTTCTAACGGGAATTTCCGGTAATCCTAAGCTTAAATTCCTCTTAGAAGCTAGACCTAAGCGTAAAGACTCAGAAGATCCTGTAAATCCTCTGGGTTTTCTTATCCTTGCAAGGATTTGCGTGAAAATGTTTTTTACTCTTTGGAAAAAATTAATACTAGGCATAATTTTTATTTTTTTACTTTTGGGACTTGACGACGGTATATAAACCATGTATTATATAATTATACTTTTAAATGTATAAAGAGAGGTAACTATGGAAGGATTAAAAAAAATAAACATTGGCGACATTTACTGGATGCCTGGCGACATTTACTGGATGCCTTCAAATAAACCTATTGATAAAAAATCAATAGATATTAAATTAATAGTTACTAAAGTAGGCACTAAGTTTATCTATGCTAATAATGAAGATACAAATTGGGAGTATAAGTTTACTTTTAAATCTGATGGTGTACTGGATTTAGTAAATAATATGTGTTCCGGTAAAGCTTATTCTGAGGAGCAATGGGAGAAGCAAAAGCTAATTATCAAGTTGGATAAATTAACTCAAAAATTCAAACAAGAGTTTTCGCAAATTAATAATTCTACAGACTTTAAAAAATATCAAGAGTTGGTTAGCGAAATGAATGAATTGTCTCAAAAGATTTTAAATCTATGAAGATCGCATACAACAACCCTCAAGCTATAACCGTCCTTCCCAATAATGCAAAATTAAAATACGAACATGACTTTAATTGTTTAACAGAAATAGTTAAAGATAAAAATTTTAAACCATTCCTTAAGTGGGTAGGAGGCAAAACTAGATTAATTCCTCAATACGAAGAATTAGGATTAATCCCCGCCGAATTTAATACTTATTTTGAGCCATTTTTAGGTGGCGGCGCAATGTTTTTCCATTTACAAAATATAGGATTAATTAACCGCGCACTTTTAAGTGACTTAAATAAAGACTTAGTTAATACTTACAAAGAAGTTAAGGATAATTTAAGTAAATTAAAACAAGTTCTTTTAAAGGATTTCGCAGAAGCTCACAATAAAGAGTTTTTTGAAGAAGTTAGAAATAAGCAATTTAAGAGTGATGTTTATAATGCTGCAAAATTTATCTACTTAAACAAAGCTTGTAGATCGGGAATGTACCGCGTTAATAAAAGCGGCAGTTTTAATGTTCCTTTCGGACTGCCGGGACAAACTATTTACCAACCTGAACTTTTAACTAACAGTAATTTAGCCTTAAACAGTAATAATGTAGCGGTAGTTAATACATCTTTCTTTAATATTAGTCATTTGCCTCAACCTGGCGATTTTGTATTTTTAGATCCACCTTATCATGGGACTTTTAATGGTTATAACAAAAGCCCGTTTGGGGAAGATGAGCAAGTTAAATTAAGAGACGTATGTAGGGAATACAGTGAAAATAAAATAAAGTTTTTACTTTGCAATTCTCACAATAGTTTTATTTTAGATTTGTACAATGGGGATGAATTTAAAATTAATGAAGTTTGGAGAAATGGTACGATAAATAGTAAAGGCGCGGAAAGAGGTAAAGTTAAGGAGTTAATTATTAGTAATGTATGACCCATTTTTAAACACAATAAAAATACTTCATATAGAGGTATTGTGGCAGATGCTTTATAACATAAAAGAAAGCGTAGAAATATTGGAAAAACAATCTGTGGCGCAGGAGAAAAGTAAGGATTATAAAAATTATTATAAATCCTTTAAATACCTAAATCAGTGCCGCTGGAAAGTTTTGGAGATTAGCAAAGAAATAGAAAGTAGGGTTTTGAAATAATGAAAAAGTTTTTATGGTTTTCGCATTTTAGCGGCGGTGGCGGCTCAACTTTGGGAGCAATCCAAGCTGGGTTTATGCCTTTGCTGGGGATTGAGTGGGATAAGAAAGTGGCGGAATTATATGAGAAGAATTTAGGTAAAGTAATTTGCCAAGATATAGGAGAGGTAAGTATCCTAAGTGTTATAAAACATATTCCATTAAAAGAGGCAAGGGAAAAGAATAATGAGATTTTAGTAATCCAAACTTCGCCACCATGTCAGGAGTATTCCCAATTAAAACTAAATAAAAATCCTAATTCCGAAAGTGCAAAAGTCATTTGGAAGACAAGGAAGTTTTATGCTTTATTTAGACCTGAATATGTAATTTTAGAAAACGTTAGGGCTTATGCTAAAAGCGAGGTTTATATTAAATTTAAAAATTACCTTAAGGAATTAGGCTATGAAATAAGTTTTGAGGAGATAGTTAACTGTGCTGACTATGGCGTGCCACAAACTCGCCAAAGATTAATTACTATTTTTAACTATAGAAATTTCCCTGCCGTAAGGATTAGTTTTACGCATAGTAAAAATAATGGTGAATGGGTAGGATGGTACTCAGCAATTGAAGATTTAATCCCTAATTTAAAAGAAGTTAGTTTAACCAGAAAACAACTTAACTCTCTAAGTTTAAGGAATAAAGGCTTTAGTAATGCCAAGGTAGTCGTAGAAAGAGTTGGCGCAAGAAGTAAGGTGAATAAAATCCGTGAGGAAGATTCACCAATTTGGACAATAAAAGCATCTTTAGGAAGCGATGGAAAGGGTGCGAATAGGGAAAAGTTAATAGACGTAAGCATAAATGGCGTTGTAAAAAGCTTAAACGTGGCGTGTTTGGCCAGATTGCAGACTTTTCCGCCAAGTTATGAATTTTCTGGCAAAAACGCCTTGGATGTTCATGTAATTGGCAATTCTGTACCACCATTACTTATTAAAGTAATTTGTGAGGAGATAAAAAATACTTTTAATACTTTTGGGGATTGACGGCGGTATATAAAAAGTATATAGTAGGATTAAGTTAAAGTTAAAAAAAATGCAACTTAAAATCTTTGAGATAACTGGTGAGTATGCTATATGTCACGGCGACGGGCATTTTTTATGATCACCCTGGGGAAATTGTAGAATTAAGTTTCGTGGGAGTTAGAGTTTTTCATTTTAGTTTCTTTAGGATATTTTTTAGCCAATTAATTAAGGAATTTTCTTTAGTTGATGTTAAAGATAAATTGGAGATTACTAATATAACGGGAGACGGTTGGGAAGTTTTACAAGGAGTTTTTAAAATAGAGGCTAATAACTAAAAATACTAGGGAAAGATGAGGAAGATGAGAATTTAGTAATTAGCTTAGATGATAGGCTAGAAGTCGTAAGTCAATATCCTAATTTAAAAATAGTCGTAAGTGAGAAAGTAAAATGCTAATACTAAAATTTGTGGGGAAAATAACTCCTGAAGTAAATCCTGGGATTTATATAGAACATCGTTACGAAATAACTAAGGACAGCCCGCAAATATTTATTTTGCCAAAACCTTCAATATTTGATTCCGTTTGTGTAAGTGATGGCGTTAAATTTAAGCCACTGGCTATGGATTTTTCTTATTATCGTGTGCCGGGTTTTTGGGATAGTGATTTATGCGTAAGGACAGATGTTTATCCATTACTTTGGTTATTTTACGCATTTATTGTTTTTTTAGATAGGTGTAACTTAAAGCTCAAAAAAGTAGTCTATAAATTTTTACTGTGGACAAAACAAGGTAAAGATTTTCTTCCCGTTGGCGAGAGAGTTAGTTCTTGGAGAGAGTTTTTTAAGTTTTATTTAATTAGTTTAGGAGGATAAAAAATGTTAATTAATTTACCGAAATGCAGAACCCATATTAAGTTTGAGGAAATGTATGAGTATTTCTTTACAGAGGCTAACTTCCCAGAATTAGTGGAGCGAAACCTCAATTACGGATGGGAAGGTTTGAACACATATAAGTTTATTAAATTCCTCCAAAATAACAAAATCCAGGGCGTGAATGCAGGGGTAGACAAGCTTTATAGCGTCGCACAGCTTGAAGAGTTGTATAAACAAATTAAGTCTATCGATCCTGAAGACTGGAAGTCAGGCAATTTAAGTTTTCTAGAAAGTTAAAGGTTAAAGTAAAGGTAATTTAAAATGTCTCATGAATTTAGACTCGCTTGCAAAACCTGTAATTTAGAAACAGAAGAAGTTAATCACGCTCAAGAAAGTATTAAAAATTTCTTGAGTAAGTGGGAGGAAAATAAAAACGCCCTAACTAAAGTATTAGATTTAGGGTTGTTTGATATTGGTGATGTGCGCGAAAGTTTTAGGTCTAAATCACTTCCTGTAGATATTTATGAATTTATGCTTTTGCATGAAAATCATGAACTAGTAATTAGGTCAGAATACACATCTGTAGCAGATGAGGTAATAAAGCTAAGGTAAAAAAAGCGTTAATTTTTAAGCTAGAGGAAGAATTTAACAATTTATTTACTGTTAAAGAAAATGGCTATGGGTACATAAAGTTAAAAACACCATTTACTTTACCGGATGGTGCAATTATAGATGTTTACTTAAAGCTAAATAAAGATGGAGACGTAGAGCATATCACCGACTTAGGATGTACATTAGGGTGGGTCTATGTGAACTGCCACGAAGAAGATAGAAGTGCGGATTTTTGGGAGAGGGTAAAAGATTTTGATGTAGGTTTCAAAACCCTCTCCAAATACGGGATTAATGCAAGAAGTTTTTAAATTAATTACTGCAATTATTTAACTCCATAATTTTTTTTGCATAAAACTTAAAAGCATCGTAAAATGTAAATATAGTATATTTTAACACACGCTTTTAAGTATGCCTACGATAAATAAAGGCGACCTGCCTAGATATGAAAATGGCGAATATGGGCAATCTGAATTAACGCAAGCTGTGGCTAATGCCGAAGTAGCAGCACTCTTAAATCCTAGTAGCGGTGGCGGAGGCTCTACCACGGTTAACTTTGGCACTAAAATAACAGATGCTACTATACCTACCGGTGGTGTGGGTAACTTAGGTTGGTTGTCTGCGATTTGGAAACTGATAGGCGATCGCATCCCTCCAAAGTCAGCTTATGAATCCTCAACCACAATTACAATTACTCGCGCTGCTACTACAACTTATACTGCTTCTGCACCAAACTTTGATGTTTATGGCAGTCTATTCCAACTTCAAAATATAGGCGAAGCTGGTAAAGGTATATTCCTATCTTATTTTGAAATATCTCTCAATCTATCTTCTGTACCTACGGGTATGACTTCTTTTTCGGTACAACTGTACCCTACAGAACCTACAGCTATCGCAGATAATAGCATTTGGACAATTGGCTCTGATCCGGTTCTAGACCCTGTAGGTTTCAATGTACCTATGAGTTTAGCTAAAGGAGGGGGTAAGGTTGTTGGCGTTATTAAAGACTTAAATCAATTGTTTATTTTAACCAATTCAAGTTTGTGGGGGTATTTAGTAACAAATGGGGCAATTGTCCCGACTGCTAACTCAGAAACGGGGACTATTCGTGCTAGGAGCTTTTCGGTATGAGAACTTCTACACTTAGAATTGTGGTATTGGGTGGTTTTAAATGTGTTCTTGATTTAATTTTTGCTATAGCCTCTGTCGCTTATGGATTAAGACGGCTTTCCAGGTTTTGGACTGGCGCAGCTATAAGAGTAATGAGAACTAGTGATAATGCACAGATAGATATTGGTTTTATTGGAGAGGATTTAGATGTAGTTACATTATTAGCATTTGTCGGTTTGGACAACGGTGAGATTGTTATCTGGTATGATCAATCTGGCAATGGTCGTCATGCAGTTTCAACGGCGGGGCTGCGGCCGCGCATTGTGAATGCGGGCGTGTTGGAGACGCGAAACGGAAAGCCAGCGTTGCGGCTGTTGTCGTCAACGCTAAACATCGCTCCAATATCGTTCACAAACGGATATGTCGGCGCTGTTGCGGCTGCCGCGTCGGGCGATGACAACGCCCCCGTGGTTCTGTACGATCCACCAGTAGGAGGCTACAATGGCTTAATGGGGTTTTCGGGCGGATCTTTTATCCGATTCAGGGTTCACTCCCCGGACTCCCATGGAGCATTCCAGTATGCAAATCCCGTGAACACCAACATTCTCATGTCGTACACAGCCAACACAGCCAACGGTGTTGCGAATATCAGATATTTTATCAACGGGACGCAGAAGGCTACGAACACAGGAGCAGCGATTACGCTGCCACCCGTCATTGGCATCGGCGGGTCTCACGCCAGCCAATGGCTCCGGGACGGGACTGTGCAAGAGGTTGCGGTATTCAATACCGCCCTATCCACCACCGACCGCCAAACCCTTGAGCGCAATCAGGGATCTTATTACAACATCACAGTAGCTTGAGGAAAATCATATTAGTGGATAATTAAAAACCATGACAAAACAACAATGGCTGCTTTCTCAAATTGAACAATTCCCTGAACTATCTCCCAGGGAATTAACTTCATACCTCAACGATAAAGTATTAGTAGATAATCCAGTGCCAATAGGACAAGTATCTGTTGTACCTACAGTAGAAGAAGTATCTACCATAGTGACAGATAGTGAAGTCTTAGCTATAGCTGAAAGTCCAGTCTATTTAAGGATATTAGATGCAATTAATCAGAATCGACCTGATTGGATTGTTGGCAACTTAACAACATTAAAACGTGGTGGCAAACTAACCCAAGCAAGTTTTGATGCAATTTTAGTATTACTTCAAAGGACTCAACTAGACCCTAATTATCAAGAGCAAATAAGTATAAGCCCTGCTGAATTGGCAGGGCATGGGGTTATTTTAGTTAGTGATGTTGAGGAATTATTAACTCCCTAAACTTCCCCCAAATACTAAATTCTGGGATAAACAAGAATGTGCGCCACTTCCCCCGTCTACAACATCATTTGTGGGCGGGGTTTTTCTACTGCCGTCAAAAGCATCCACGTAAGATAAAAAGTCATCATTCCACCAAGCTCTTAGTATTTTTATCTTCCCGCTCCTAGCATCCATAGCCCAGGGTTTAGCCCGGGTTAATTTATCGCCAAGAGGTTGGACTCCCTTACAATTACACTCAGGCAAAGCTTTTTTGATTGTCCTAATTAAGCTTTGTTCATGTCTCCTTGACGCTGAACCGCCCTCTAACTCCCACCGTTGCTTAACTTTTTTACCATCCGCCACGGCCATCGTTACGATTTGGTTATCGCCCTCTTCTGCTCCTAACTGTTCCCAGTAAACATCTAAGATGTAATATTCATACTCTCCCGTAAATTTATTTTTAACTTTCATCCATTTCTGGGATGCACTAAAGCATGAGGATGAAGAGGCAACTTCTTTAGCTGTACTGGCCAAATCCCAAAACCTTAAAAATTGGGCAGAAGTTAAATCCATGCTGCTTAACTGTTCTTGATCTATTATCTCAAACCACGAACGGTTAAAGACTAATCCTGCCGACCATTTAATCTTCCAATTACCTTTAAGCAATCGCTCCATGTCAACATTAAGTAATGAAAGTAAATTAGCTTTGTAATCAGGGTTTTGGCTTAAGAGAATCTTATTGTCGTCTAAGGTTGCACTAATAAAAGTTAAGGATTTTGGCGGCGCAATTTTAGCTAATTCTGGGAATTTAAGCATTAATTCTTCTGCGGAATCTCCCCAGTGAATAACGTTATTTAAGCGGTAAAAGTATCTTAAAACGCCTGACCTTTCTTCGATAGGGTATCCCGTCGTAGGGTTAATATACCAATCAATTAATTTAGCTACCCACGAATCTGCGTCAGGGTTACAGGTTGCATCAATCCTTGGCTTAACTCCGCACGTACTTCTATTTCTTGAAAATAAGAACCAAAATTGTTTTTCGGTAAATTTATTTAACTCATCAAAGCCAATATAGGCTATTTGCGCTCCGGGGAATTTATTCTCTACGTCTTTTTCATGTTGAGCGTGACCAAAGCTAATAGCTGCGCCGCTGGGAAATTTCCAATCTAATTTACCCTCTCTTGGAATTGCACCAGGGACTAAGCCAAATAATTTCTTAGACTCATCCCATAAACCACCCTCTGTTGTTATTTCAGGCGAAGTCCGGCGGAAGATTACCGCACCATAATTAGGGTTATCAATATTAATTAAAGACTTCCTTAACAATGCCCACGACTTCCCGCCTCCGCCGGCTCCTCCATATATGCACACATCAGCGCGCGTATTTACAAAGCTTGTTTGCTTTCCAGGCTGTGGATCTGGAAGGGTAAAAGTTACCGCATTATTCTTAGCTTTTTCGTTAACCTTGGACTTTAATAAAGTTGTTGGTGCGCCACTTAAAAAATCTTTTCTTTTGCTTCCCATTTCCTTTAAGACTGTGCTATAATTTATATATAAGTTAAATTATAGATTTAAAAATTGCATAGGCGACACAAAGTATTATCCCAGATGAAGAATAGTCTGGGATATTTTTTTTGGATTTTTTTCGTAGATGAAGTGTGTCTAGAGTACCCGCCCACTCTCGCCTTACCCCCGCCTTAATCTCGACCCCCCCTTAAATAAATTAATTAAAGTCCCGGCACTAAATTTAAAATATTTAAGGATTAAATTAGCGATCGCAAGATAAGAGATAAGAGATAAGAGATAAGAGATAAGAGATAAGAGATAAGAGATAAGAGATAAGCCTTAAATTAAATTAGTGCATAGTGCAGACAAGTTTCGACGCTAAATTAATCTAGCGATCGCAGAATGTTTTTAACTCATGTATAAAATATAACATAAAATTAATTTAAAATACTGTTGCACGACGGTAGAGGGTAAGTTATATTAGTTATATTAAAAGTTAAAAAGTAAAGAAAGGGAATTAAGACATGAAAACCGTACAGACCATATCTGGAGACAATTTCGTATTAGTTACTGACGAAAAGGAGATCCCTATCTCCAGACCTTATCTAAATCATTGCGATATAGAGTATAGAAAAAAGAAGGAGGAACACTGTGCAAACTATAACCTTCAGGCACACCATCAAGAACGTTATGGCGAAGGTCTTTTTCAAGGATACGATTACGGCCACGATTTGGGGATAAACGATCCCTTTGCTGAAGAGATATTAGGGTCGGATATCTTGTTAAGATAATACCAAAATACTCTTAAAATAAACCTCTTAAAACTTAATTTAAGAGGTTTATTTTTTTAATTCATACATTATTCTTGACCCGCGATCGCTATTAAATAAATTAATTAAAGTCCCGGCACTAAATTTAAAATATTTAAGGATTAAATTAGCGATCGCTAAGGAAATATTTAAGAGTTAAATTACTTAGTCCTAGCTTATACATAAAATTAATTTTAAAATACTGTAGCGTTATTTTTAAGAGTGCGCTATTATAAAGAGAGTTAAGGAAGTTAGAAAAAGAGGTAAGGAAAATGAAAAATAAAATAGCAGAAATTAAAGAACTAGTTAAAGAAGTATTCCCTGATTTTAATCAGGAAAACGACAAAGATATAACGCCACAATTAGTTAGGCAATATATCAAAAACAAGTTACCAGAAAACATTCTTTACGAAACCGCCGTTTTAATCCCTAGCACTGGCAATTGTTGGATAAGGATAGAGAAATTATGCAACTACTTAAAAACAGTTAAGTATTGGTATTCCCTGTAAAATAAGCGGTCGAGTGAGTTATGACTCCCGACTTAGGTTTAATGCCTAAGCGATCGCATTCTTAATCCTAAGAAGTAGTTAAGCTTAGGATTAAGAGTTAACAAAAAGTAAAAAAGTAAAAAAGTAAGGACATAGGAAAATGGCTAATACATTCGTAACCGGCAACTACTACAAAAATAGCTCTAGAGAGATCATTATTCTCATTACGTCCAGAACAAAATGCTTTGTAGTTTACAAAGAGTTTTGGATTAGTGACTTAAACAACTGCTATCAAGACGGTAAGGTTAAGGTAAGAGTTAATGAAAATAACGACGAGTTTGTTTTAATCGATGGATTTAGTAAATACTCGTCCGTTGACGAGTATGTGAAGTATGTAAAGGAGGAGGTTAATGTTAAGGTGGAGGTTAATGTAAAGGAGGAGGTTAATGTTAAGGAGGAGGTTTATAGCGCAGTACACAGAAACTTTTTACAAGTTGGTAAAAAGTTTAAATACGTAGATTTAAAAAATGACATCTTGCAAGATGTCATTTTTGAAGACACTAACGGTAATGGTACGATTTTAAACTTTAGAGCCATCAATAAAGATGGCAATCCAATTTACTGTCACGGCAGTTTGTTTGTGGTTACTTTAAGTAACCGCGATTGTTTAAAACCTTTTAATTATTTAACTGTTGAGGATAGTGATTTACCTTTAACTAATGCGATCGCAACAGATGTAAAGGAAGAGGAAGTTAAGGAAACTCTTGAGGATAGCAACCTACCTTTACCTACTAATGCAACAGTTAATAATGTAAAGGAAGAGGAAGTTAAGGAAGAGGTTGAATTTACCTTAACAGATGACAACAAAGCCGCTATTCAGGCGATTGTCAAATTAGATCCCGTAAGGTGTAATTGGAGCAATTTAGAGCGGACTGCATACAGTAAACTAACGGCATGGGTAAGCTATCCCCATGACTCTAGAGATATTAGAGGCGTTTACGAGGGCGCACTACTGGTTTTAAATACCATTAGTAAGGAAGATAAAGCACGGGTTAAGGAATTGGTGGTTGAGGGCAAAAAAAAAATAACTCTTGAGGATAGTGATTTACCTTTACCTACTAATGCAACAGTTAATAATGTAAAGGAAGAGGAAATTAAGGAAACTCTTGAGGATAGTGTGTTACCTTTACCTACTAATGCAACAGTTAATAATGTAAAGGAAGAGGAAATTAAGGAAACTCTTGAGGATAGTGTGTTACCTTTACCTACTAATGCGATCGCATTAGTAGGTAAGGTTACAAAGGTTAAAATATTAACCAAAATGGTAGCGGTTAACCCCGCTGTACACCACGAGGTTAAACTAATCCATGATCCTATCTTTGGATGGCAGCTAATGGGCGCGGACTCGCAATTATTAAGAGAACCTCTTAATGAGGATAAAACACAACCTACCATTAGGTTTAAAACCCGAGAGGGTGCTTCAACTTTTGCCGTAAAGCTTATGGCAAAGGTTAAGGAATTAGTTGAGAAAAAAGAATTGACCTTCAAGGAGGTACAGAAATATGCAGAAAATGCGGGTTATGAACTGACAGAACTCACCAATGAGTATTGTAATTTTAGCGTAAGTTCCCTCTTCTGTCGGAAAGGGAAGTTTACCAAATTGATAGATGTCGTTGAGGTAATTAAGGAGGGTAGGCTGCTAAATGGTGAGTTTAGCAACCTACCCTTACCTACTGATAATAACGCGATCGCAACAGATGTAAAGGAAGAGGAAAAGGAGGAAAATATGCTGACTAAAGAAAGTTACGCGGCTATAAAACTTTTAGTTAAGATGGATTTTACTTCGCGGGGTTTAACCCAATTTGAGGTTATGGCTCTGAATAGTCTTAGGAAGTACATAGAAAACGGAATAGAACCAAAACTAATCAAAACTTTTGCGGAAGTTTTGATTAAAAAACTCACGCCGGAGGAGAGACTTATCTTAAGAGATAAGTCTCTTGAAAAAGTTTTTAAGGGTCGCAAGTGAAGGGATAAAAAAAGATAACACCCATGAAATATCCTTAAAATGGCTAGAGTTTATTGATTCTGTGTCCGTAGATTGTGAATCATGGGAAGAATCATGGGAAGAGTTTAAAAAAATGTGGGATTTAAGGAATTAAAAGCCTCGTCCTAAAACTATTAAGAATCATGTCCTAAGCTATGACATTAAACCAGCTTAGTTAAAAAATAAAAAACACCCATGAATAATCTTTGTATTGTATGCAGTAAAAAACTAAGGAAAGACTCTTCACGCGCCCCACATTGTTCAAGATGTTGGCTGAAGACAGAAGAGGGACGGGCTTTTAACGCCGCCAAGACTAAAAAGTTTTATATTCCCAGGACTAATTTAAAACCCCGGTGTTTAGCTTGCAACAAAAGCATTAATACTGCTAAAAACCAGGGCTACTGTAGAGTCTGTTGGGAACAATGGACAGAAGAGGGTAGAGAATATAGATCGCAAAAAGTTAAGCGATCGCAATCGGCAAAACCTTAGCCCAAAGTTAATTAAAACCCCTGATGAATGGGGGAAAAATAACCGCAAACAAAGCGCGGAAGAGGCGAAATGGTAAAGTTAATTAATTAAAAATATCCCTAACCTTATTTAATTTAAGGTTAGGGATATTTTTTTAGCCATAGTTAATGTCAGTTAAAGTTATATCTGTAATCTCTTCACTGTTTACAGTAATGGTATTGTCTAAAGTTTCCAAAAGTCTTGCAACGTCCAAAGCTTCATTTAAATTACGTAAAGATTGCTCGCCACAAGCATTGCCAGCGGCTACGATATTTCTCAAATCTTGCGATCGCATATTCTCTAATAAGTCTGGATTATTCTCATAATTTTCCAAAACTTTCTTAGCAATATCCAAACACTTTTGAGATACATCTAAATTAGACCAGCCTAGAATCTCACTTCTTTCTCTATAACGCTGTAATTTATCTATATGGGAAGAAATTTCTAATGCTTCTGCGTGCTTACGCTTTTCTAATTCTATATATCTGTCATACTCTCTAAGTCTTTCTTGCCAGAAACTTTTCGTACTCCAATCATTCATCTGTTGGGAATAGCTTTTGATAGATTTTTTAAAAGCGATCGCTACTTTCTCAAAAGTTCTTCTTATACCCATATCACGGTAGCACATAAATGCTTCATAGCTCTTGCTGGTGTCTATTCCGGGCAAATAGTCCCACACATTCACATTCAATTCTAAAGCTACTGCGTGACATCCTTTAGCTAAAGCTTCTTTATTGTAAGTAATATGAGCGGGCATAATCTTTTATCTCCTTCTCCTAATTAATTTAATTTAAGTTATTTTTTAATAATAATAAATTTAATCCTTAGTATAACACAATACTAAGAAATATTTAATTAGTATAAAATATAACATAAAATTAATTTAAAATACTATTGACCGACGGTAGATAAGTGTGGGATATTGATTTTATGGAAAGTTTAAAAATAAAGGATGAGCAAAATGATAGTGAATGTAAAAAATGTATCAATCAAGATAGAAGAATTAGCAGAATACGACCTAAGAAGGCCGAATTGGGACGAAAACGGAAAAAGAGGAGAAGATTATGAATATACATGGCATCATGTATCAGGATTTTGGTTATTAAATCCAAGTTTTGGGGTTGGGCATTCGGTGGAGGATTGTATTGCTCAGGTAGAATCCCAGTTTTAATCTATTTCCGCAAGAGCGATCGTTTAACCACAGCGATCGCTTTTTTTATAGGGGGAATTTTCAGGCTGGCACACTTAACTAAATATTTTTAAACCCCTCTTAAAATTTATTTTTAAGAGGGGTTTTTTTTGTATTCCGACGGTAGATAAAATAAAAAGTCATAAATTTCAAATGACAATTATTCCTGATAACGCAAAAAAAACAGCCAAAAAACGCACTTTTTTTAAAACGTTAAAACCCTTACACCGAGTTAGTTTTAAGCGTTTTTTAAGGGTTTTTTAGCTGTTTTTAAAAACTCTCTTGAGAATAATTAGCAACAAGACTAAAAAACCTTACGACTCTCTCTATATAAGGGTTACAGAGATTTTTTATAAGCCTTATTCCTATTAAAAAGTTTGTTTTTTTAATGCAAAAACTCTGCGTATACTACTGCGTAAGGGTTTTAGACATTGAGAATAAGTTATTTTTTTTAAAGCTTAAACGCGCTTAAGATAGGGGAAAATGCCCAGGACTTAGGCGGACTAAGAGTTTCAGGGATTTTTATTAAAAAAGTCGTTTTTTACCTGGCGGCGCGTCAGGTAAAAATGGTAAATAGCTAAAAGCCTTATAGGATAAAGGTTTTGCGCTGTCAATGTTAAGAACGTCAGGTAAAATCCTTATTATTAATAAGAAAAAAAGAATAAATAGACTGACGGCGTTAGATAACCTTACTAAATTATGTAACTAACAGCCTACTTATCCAAAACCCTTGCAGCGCGTGGCTTTTGGATTTTAAAAATTTTAAAAAACGCCTCTTTTTAATTGACGTTTTTGTATGACGCGGTAAAAACGTCAGTCAAAATCCCTATACTATAGTAAAGAAAACTATCTGACCCCATTGCATGACGTTTTTACAAAAACTTCCACTACTTTTACCTGACGTTTTTAGGGTATGCGTTTTAATAATATAGATTTACCTGACGTTTCCGCTAATTCCATTTAAACGCGCTTAATAATGTATTTTTAATTTAATAAATAGCGGGTAAGATTTTTTACCTTGTAAAGTTCCGTATATTAGCCACTTGCTATCGGTAGAGTAGTAGTGTTAAAATTTAAGGAAATAAATTAGGATTAAAAGGCAAAAAAAATATGCTTAATATCATGGACTTAGAACAACAACTCATCAATGAGATTGAAGAGCGTCAAGCCAAGCTAGACAAAGTGCGGGGCGTGTCGCCAAAATTACAAGCACTGGAAATACTCCTAAAAGACTGTAGGGATAGTTGCAATGAGTTTGGTATGCAAGAATTATTTATAAGCCTTGTGGAAAATTTTACAGGCACGATACAAGCTACCCCCACACCCCAGCCACAACCACAACCTCAAAATAATCAAAATAATAATGCTGTATTAACAGACAAGGAAATAAAAGTTATCAGACTAGAATTAAAAACTTTCCTTGAGTACGACGGACAGCGACTAAATGACAAAACCGCTAAAGAACTTTTAATTAAGAAATTAGAGGAATTGGGCAAACAAGAACTTTTATCTGAAGTTAATTTGGATGATAAAGATAATTTCCTTACAGAGTCTAAAAAATTAATTAATTTACTCACTCTAGCTACGGTAGCTAAGGAAGATTTAACGGTAGCTAAGGAAGATTTAACGGTAGCTAAGGAAGAATTAACGGTAGCTAAGGAAGAAACTTTAACACCCACCGTTAATAACCCCGCACCATTGGAAGAGATTAGGGAAGTAGAAGGGTTGAGCAGTAAGGATGTAATTGAAAGTGCCTTAGTACAAAACTCCATAACAGGCTTTTATGGCGCTGTTGAACGGGACGGTGTTTTAAACGGTGGTGCATTAGTGAGATATCCAAATAGTACGGATTTAACGCCCCTTAGTGAATTAACTTTAATTCAACCTGCAATTATTAAACCCACTCCCAAAGTAGAAGAGGAAGGGGTAAGTGATATGACCCCACAGGAGTTGGCTATGTGGGATGCACTTCTAGCGGCGGGTTTTACCGCCACGGAATTAAGTGCGATGGCTACGGACAAAGATACCCTAGATGGTTTCAATTCAATTAACGGAACTAGTTTAACGGCTCTTCCTATCCCTGAACTATATGAATACACGATGGGTGTAGGTCGCATTGAGTAACTAACACCCTCTTAACTCCTAAAACTAACTTAAGCACTCTTACCTAAACATTTTTAAAGAGTGCTAGTTTTTTCCTAAAAAAATTTTTCCCACACTACACAACTACAAAATAAGGAATTAAAATCATGTACGCTAACTTAAATTTAGAAGCAATTAAAAGTCTAAAATCATCTAACCCTGACTTAAGTTTATTAAGTGAGTTTAAGGGCTGGGGATCTCTTAAAGATTGTTTTGCCGAAGGGCATAAAGATTACCAGGAATTAAAAGACCTGTTAACTGCCGATGAGTATGAACTTGCAAAAAGTAGCATTCTAAACGCCTATTACACAAGTAATGAGGTAATAAGCGGTTTATGGGATAAGTTAATTACCGCAGGTTTTACCGGCGGGAAAGTTTTAGAGCCGTCCTGCGGGACTGGTAAATTCTTAAGTTTATGCCCTTTAAAAAATAATGTTGAGTTTACAGGAGTAGAATTAGATCCTATTCCCGCGCAAATAGCGGGGTTACTTAACCCAAATAGTAAGATTTATAACAGTCCTTTTGAGGAAGTTTCATTCCCTGACAATTATTTTGATTTGGTTATAGGTAACGTGCCCTTCGGGGCATATAAGGTACATGACCCGCGCTACAATGCTTTGGATTTAAGTATACACAATTACTTCATTGCTAAATCTCTAGATTTAGTTAAGGAAGGCGGCGTGATATGTCTTATAACTTCGCCATATACCCTAGACTCAAAAAATACTAATTTTAGAGAACGGTTAAGTAAACGCAGTGAGTTAATCACGGCTTTTAGACTTCCCAGTGAAGCATTTAAAACTAGCAGTAATACAGAAGTTAGCGCAGATGTACTAATCCTAAGAAAAAATAATAATGGCGATGAGTTAAAAAACTGGATTAATACTTCAGAGTACCCTTACTCTGAAGTACAATTTTTTCCCAATACTACATACAGGTGTGACATAACTTGCAACGAGTATTGGATAAACGAACTGCAAGGCCGCGCTAGGGAACAGTTTTCGTTTAATCCTAAATACCTACCTCCCTGGAAATTATTAGGACTGCCAACTGTAAATAAATTGTATGGACATGGTTTATCATGTTCGGACAATAAGGGTAGTTATAACTTTTTAGAGGGTATTAAAAATGTACCTGTTCCCTCAAATTTATTTAATTTATTAGAAATTAAAAAAGATGAGGTAATCTTAATTCCCTCTGAGTTACAAAACTCCAAACTTAATTCCTTTGTAATTCATAATGATTTAGTTTACGTCCGTGAACAGGATGTTTTAGTAAAATCCCAAATTAACATAGACAAGGTAAAGGCTTTTAAATCCCTACATACCCTTACTTTAGACGTAATAAATGCCCAAAAACATCTTGTAGATAACGAATTAAGTCACATCCAAAATCACCTTAAAAATAGTTATGATAACTTTAAATGTGCGTATGGTGAGTTAAATTCTCAGAAAAACGTCAAAGAACTGGGTAATGACCCTGATTTTTACTTAGTTAGAACTTTAGAAAAAACTAAGGGAAAGAAGGTAATAGGATTAGCTGATATTTTCTCACGTCGCGTTATAGCTAAATTCTCTAATGATGCAGCACCTAAAACGGTAGAAGATGCTATTATTCTTAGCTTAAATAAGTTTGGGAATTATAACTATAAGTTCATGGCAACTTCCTTAAATATCAATAAGGAAGAATTAACTACTTTAATGGTAGATAAAGGTTTAATTTACTTTAACCCCAGTATAGAGGTTAACGACTATGAAGAGAAAGACAAATACCTTAGCGGTAACGTTTACGCTAAGTTGGTTGATGCGATTAAATATGACTTAAAAAATAATGTAGAGGCACTTAAAAAAGTACAGCCTCTTCCTATGCTTCCAACCACAAATGAAGATATTAAATTTAAATGTCTTTTGGAATTGGGTATTAACTGGGAAGAGTTACCGACTGAAGTACAAAACCGCATATTCTCAAAGAGAATTGATGCGAAAATAGGCGCAAGTTGGATACCGCCGCATATTTATTCTCAATTTTGTTATGAACGGTTAAACGCACAAGGTATGGTTAGTGTTTCATACATAACCTCACCCGTGGCTACTTGGTACGTTGAACCAAAGCGTAGTAGTGATTACTCAGAATTTGGTACGAAACATCTAAGTTCGTATGAAATACTTGAAAAAGTCCTGAATAATCAGAATATATTTGTCGGTATATATAGCGACAAAGAAGTAAACAGAGAGGCCTCAGTAGTAGCCACAGAAGAGGCACGGGCTAAAGCTTCCCTTATAAAGCAAGAATGGAAAGACTGGTTGTGGTCTTCTGAAGAAAGATGTGTCTTACTTTGCAAGATTTACAACACAGAAGTTAACGTTTACACTGCAAGAAAATATGATGGTTCGTGGCTAGAATTGCCAGGACTTAACCCAAAAATTAAGCTGAGACCTTGGCAGTTAAACGCGATCGCAAGAATAATTGAAAACCGCGCCACATATTTAGCGCACGACGTAGGGCTAGGTAAATCCCTAGTAATGATCTGCGGAATTATGGAGTTAAGAAGGCTGGGAATATGCCATAAGCCGATGTTAGTTTGCCTTAATGGCACGGAGCAACAACTCTATAATGACTTCAAAGACGCATATCCATTAGCTAATATCCTTATCTCAAAAGGATTAAGTAGTAAAGAAGATAAGAAACTCTTTACTGCCAGTATAAAAACTGGTGATTTTGATTGCGTACTCCTTACGCATTCCCAATTCTTCCAACTTTCACTTGGTAAAGAGTACCAAGTACAATTCCTGGAACAAGAAAGGGAACTTTTGCTTAATTTCATTAATTCTGATAGGGAATTACAAAACCCTAAATCAGTAGGTGGCAAAATCTTAAAAAAACGGCTAGAAAGTGTGGAAATGAGCATTTTTGATGCTGAAAATCCAGAACTTAATAATTTAACTGTAGTAAGTGCTGATAGTGGGAAAAATGCTAAGGGTAAAAAACTCACCCGCGCCCAAAAAGAGGAAATAAGGAAAGGTAAGAGTATTGACGCGCTTAATTTAAAGATTTTAGAGTCAAAAAGAAAATATGATCACGTTACATTTGAGGGCATAACTGATTGCCTAGTCATTGACGAGGTACATCAATTTAAAAACCTCGCAGTTATAACCAAGTTAATGAACGTGCGCGGTATTCCTACCTCGCACTCACAGCGGGCTACCGATACTTACACTAAAATCCTTTACACTTTAGACAATTTACTTAATAAAGCGGTTAAAAACAGTGTAGGAAACGGCAGGGTTATTGGTGCAACCGGTACGATATTTTCTAACACCCTAGCTGAAATTTATAACTGGCAGCGTATGTTCCAATTGCCCTTACTTAAGGAACTGGGCATAGATGCCTTTGATGCTTGGGTTAGTCAATTTGCGGAAGTTGTATCTTCGGCAGAAATTAGCCCGGAAGGCATTTACAAAAGCAAAACGCGGCTCAAAAAATTCTCAAATCTAAGTGTTCTACATAACACTATGTCGCAATTTGTAGATATTGTGACTTTTGATATGATTGGAGCTAAGGCTGGCCGTGAACACGGTTTAATTAGACCAGAGGGTAAATTCATAGACATAATTGCCGCGCCCTCAAATAGACAGCTAGAATTTTTAAGCGGGGCATTAAAACGAGCCGAGGCTATTCAGAATGGCGATGTAGATCCTACTGAGGATAATTTCCTTAAGTTAACCACAGACTTAACAAAAGCCGCTTTATCTATGCGGTTGTTAGGCGATAAATCAGAAGCGCGTGAAAGTAAGCTACATGACGTAGCTTATAATATCCATAAAATTTGGTTAGAAACCAAAGAATTTAACGGAGTACAGTTAGCTTTCTGTGACTTTTCTACCCCAAAAAACACAGTTAAGACCAGCGCAAAAATTAAGAATTTATTAATTAATAACGGAGCTAATAAAGAGGACGTTAAGGAATTAATGAAGAGTGGGGACATTGAAGCGTTAAGTTATGCTTTACCAGAAGAATTACCTTTACTTACGGAAGAGTTAATACTTAAGTTAAAATTAAGTAAATTTTTAATTCCCCAAATTTCCTCAATTATTGAGGCGGGTAAGAAAATCTCATATAACGTTTACGAATACATCAAAAGTTTATTACTTTTGCTTGGCATACCAGAACATGAAATAGAGTTCATTCATGCTCACAACGGTGCGAAAAGAAGTAAATTATTTGACAAAGTTAATAATGGTGAAGTTCGTGTACTGTTAGGATCAACCTCAAAACTAGGAACAGGCTGCAACGTCCATAAAGGTGGTTTGTGGGCATTACATCACATCGATGCGCCCTGGCGGCCATCAGATATCGAGCAACGGGAGGGGCGAGGTATTCGCCAATTAAATGGCGAAAATTTAGGGAAAACTCTCGGCGCGGTATTAGTCTTTAGATACATCACAGAACGCTTAGACGCATTAAGATGGCAAACACTCCAGTGGAAGCAGGAAGCTACAAAAAGCTTCCTTAATGGCGCGATTGACAGTCTAGAAGATGTTGACGATGTTTGCGTAACATTCGCACAGGTCAAAAGTTTAGCTACTGGCAATAAGCTTTTAATTGAGGAAGCTAATTTACAAAATGAGTTAAATTCCTTACTCATACAAGAAAGAAGTCACTCCCAACAACAACTAGGTATAACTGGCGAAATTTCCCGCGCCTCTAATAAAATTAAGTCCATTTTAGAAAAAATGGACGCGGTAGAAATTGACATTAAATCCCTAGCGGAAACCGAAAGATTAACCCGCAGGATTAGTGAGGAAGAAGAGGAACTACAAGCAAAAATACAAGGTGATGAAAACGACTTAAATGGACTAAAAGCTTTATTAGAAAAAGCTACTACTGCAAAAGATGAAAAGTATGTAGAAATTTACTCCAATGCAATTAATGAGAGTAAATTAAGAATCAAAGAATTAAAAACTAAGGTTAAAGAGTTTTTAACAGAAGAGGATAAGGTACAAGAAGCAAAACTAAAACAAGAAAGTAATGCTATATCTGCCCAATTCTCTTTATTAAGTAAGGATGCCGGGATAGCTCACGGCACTACTAGGTTGGCAGGGTCATATCGTGGACTAGAAATTTACGCTACCAACTTTGGCAGCAGTTTAAATTACGCGATTGAGAGTACGTATAGTAAAAAGAGTTATGGATTCCCATTTAGAGTTTCACAAGATAGGTTAATTACCCTTAACCGCACTAATCCCCTACAAAGTTTAGATAAGTGGGTAGATGAGTTACCCCACTACTTAAAAAGGCTAGAAAACGAGCTAGAGGGAGCAAAAGTCGAGCTTAACCGCTCGGAAAGCATCAAGGGCAAAATCTTTTACGGTTTGGGAAAACTGAATGAAGTGCAAGTTAGGCTAATGGAAATTAGAGAAATAATGGCTGACAATAAGAATGTTTTAAATGTTAATCATGGCGATCGTGAGGGGGAAAATGAAAATAGCGCGGAAGAGTATTTAGAAGATGATTTATCATCAACCGAGGTTGGGGTAAATTTGGAAATAGTGGAGGAATTAAAAAACCTCACTTTTGAAGATTACTGTAGTGAGAAAAATATTCCCGATTATGTTAGTAACATAATCGCGCCACAACTAAAAGAGTTAAGAATTATTAAACTTACCCGCAGCCTAGAGGTGAGTTGTCAAGAGAACAACCTAATGAGGGTTGCCTTAATTTACAAGTCTTGTAAGGACTATCCAGAACACTGGATAAAGGCGTTAAAAGCCTTAAGCTTAGACAATAAAAAGATCTGCATTAAGACTTTGGCAAAATTAAAAGCTGTGGCTTAAGTAATTAATAAAAAACCCCTAGACTTATTTAACTTTTAAGTCTAGGGGTTTTTTTATGGGTAAAAATTAAAAGTTTATAGGTTTACCATTAAAATGTTCTTGAATAGTATGGGGATTAAACCATGCTGGTAAAGTTTTTTCTACGTCTTCTAAATTATTTCCGTCGCTATCTACCAACCCATATCTAATAACTACTCTTTGTAATGGGGTTTCACCATTTGCTGAGAATTTTTGAACTAAGATCATGCCCGCTTTGCGAGTATCTTTAGTTCCTTCTGCGAAACTGCTGTTGGTGTCGTTATGGGTTATCCCTAGTAAAAAACATTTAGCTTTTCTTGTGTCCGTTAAGCTTAACTTAAACCATTTATCTGCTAATTCTCCAATCAGTCCGCGCAGGTTTGTAAACTCATCTACAATAACTTGTAATTTATCTTGGGGTTTTTGCTTAATTCTGTCACCCCAAAATAAAATATTATCTTGCATGGTTATAGCAATATCTTCTTCTATTTCCGCTATGTTTTTAGGCTGTAAATATTTCCAAACATCGGCATTATCTCCGGTCGCGTGTCTGTCTATTAAATATTCAATTGGTGCATCTAGGCAATATTTTCTAACTAAGGAAATAGTGCAAGCCGTGTAAGTTTTCCCACTTCCCTGGTTTCCTATTAGCCATAGTGGCTTTAAACTGCTAATAATTGTCCATAGCCATCCGTCTTCATGAGATTTTAAAGCATCTATTAAATCTAACTTTTTATTTTCTTTGGGATTTTCCTCAGTTTTATTTTTGCCCTTATCCTTACTTAATTCTTTGGTTTTTTTATTTAACTCTAATATTTCCAAGTTATTCTTAGCGGTTTCTTTTTCTAGCTCTGATAATTGGAGTTGGTGATTTTTTAAAGCTAGTTGTCCCTCTAAGTTACCTCTTAAATTATCCAGTTCTAATTCCCTTCCTGATTTTAAAGAGCTTAGGGTAGATTGTGCATCCCTACTGATTACATTTTTAGTAACTTCGGCTTGTGCATTTTTACTAAACTCATAAAGACTTATATGAGTTTGCTCTAAAATGTCATTCTCTATTGCCTTAATTTTAAGGATTTTAAATTTTGAGTGTATCGCCTCTTCCTGAACGTTAGTTAAAGTCCTACTAACACAAAAACTTAAAAACAAGCTAACGCTGCTTAACAACCCTAAACTAATACCCAGCCCATCTTCCGGTGCAAGGACTTTTAAAACCTTAATATTGTCGTCAAATATTTTATTTCTTCTTTCACGATCTACTAAAAAGCTAATTCCACGCTTTACGTTATATCCATAACAATTTACGCCCTTAGTGCAATATAAAGTTTCTTCATGCTTAATTGAATCAGAAAACATGGGAACGCTAAACATTAAACCCGCCGCTAAAAATCCTCCTATTAATAGTGTGTTAGTCTTACGCTGTTTATTTAAGTTTTCTGTAAAATCTTTTATTTCTTGCATACTAATTACTTTAAAACTCCTGTTTGCTTAAGCCACATTAAAAAACTATTAATTGAATATACAATATCCGAAAACTCCATCACTAGATAATGGATAAAAATAGCAGTAACTAGACCGCTAATAAATAATTCAATAAACCCCTTAATTAATTTAATCATTATCTCTACTTGTGCCTCCAAAACTTTTCTTAATTATTCCTAATGCAACGATGCCAATTAAAGCAATTAGAATACTTATGCCTATTTCGGGCATAGGTAATTGAAAACTTAACCCTTCTTTGTCCCTAATCTCTTGATAGGTTAAGTTAATATTTTTTTTAGTTTCTACCACTTCCTTAGTTATTTTACTCGTTCCTTGCCATGTTGTGATTCCGCCAATAGCTAATTTTACAATTCCCACTAAAGGCTTTTCTCCTAAGCTAAACTCCCATGACTCTGAGTTAATGGAAAAATTAAAGCTATCACCAACGTCAATTAGTCCTGGTAAAAGACTTAATACGGCGGAAAAAACTTGTATTACACTTAAGGTAATTTGTAACTGGAACAAAACCCACGACAAAGAACATGAAGAAATTTGGCAAGCTAAAAATAATAACCCTGCATCAATCCTCTTTCTTTTTAAGATATCTTCATAAAGTTTTTGTTCAATGTGTGTTAAATATCTAGAGGTTTCTTTAGGTAAATTTTCCCCTTCTAAACCGTCTTCTTCCTCGTTAAAATCTGGCGGATATGCTAACATTGTCCTAAGTCCTAAAAAATTATATTTTTAATTCCCCAAATTAACTACTAATTAATTTGGGGAATTTTTTTAATTAAAATCCTAACGCACCCATAAATTCTTTAAGCCGTCCCTTAATGCCTTGTCCTGTATACTCCTTATGGGAGATTAAATCCACTCGCGCATCATTACCTTTCGTTAAATATTCATCCACTAATTTGCCCTTATATCTCTTTTCTTCTTGGACTTGTTTAACTTCGGGGCGTAAGGTTTGGTTTAATACAGCGTCATTCCTATCAACGTCCACTAAAAAAGCATCCATATAACCCTTAACTTGTTGGTAATTAAGCGTATAGGCATGGCGAGATACTTCCGTACTTTTATCAGTTAAATATTGCTTGGCTTGCTCTACTCTACCATTAACGAATTTTCTGTCAGCCAGTGCCGTCCCGTCCATAGCTTTAGTTATTTTTAAAGATGCGCTACCACTAGCCTTTAAAATGTCCGCTAAGGCTAAATTATAAGTTTCCGTGCCTTCAATTATTGTGAGGTAAGCTTCTTTTAATTTAGGAGCATACTCCCTCATGAAATTTGCTTGCTTGTTTAATTCTCCTATTCTTTGGATATGGGGGAGACTGCCCATACAAGCTTTTTCAAAATCAGCTATGGTTATGCCGAACTTACTGGACATTTGGGCATTTAAAGCTTTTCCCTTAGAGCTAACATGGTTTTTTATCTTAACGTCTCTTGCTGGGCGTAAATTAGTCATGGTTGATTATTTAACCTCTATGTAAATATTGGGGTCTGAGTAAAACCTATAGACAGGCTTAATTATTTTTTTATTAGAAATTAAGCCGAGAGAGTTTAGTAAAGCTGCACCTATTATTAAAGTTAAAATTAACGTGGGGTTAATTTTAAAGCTTAGGTTTTTATGCTGGGGTCTTAAAAGCTTGGGATATTCTTTTAAAGTCCATCGCACCACCCTTTAAAATCTCGTTAACTTTATTTAAGCCGCTTTTTAACTCTTGAGAATTTTTATTAAGTCCAGATGTGGCCACTTGGGTAATTTCCTCCATCGCGGAGGCTATTTTTTGGGAATTAGCTTGAACTTTATAATTAATAAAGTTAATGACTGCGGTTTTAATCTCATCTAAAGTTTCCTCAAGGTTATCGGAAGATGTGTTAATTTCTTGGGCAACTAAATAAACCTCTTCCGGCGTTAAAGTTACGCCCATTTCCTGCGCCGCACTTTTTATTAATTCCCCCTTATTTTCTTCCTCTTCTTTACTTTCTTGGTTAATTAGCTTGTAAATTTCCTCCCGAATTTCATCTTCTGAGGTTAACGCCTCTAGTGCATTTAATTGGATGGGGGTTAAGTCTAAGAAATACGTCTTGCTAATTTCTAAGGCTTTTTCTCTAGCGTTAAAAATTACCAATTCTCCCCCGCTAAAAAAATTAAAAGCCGCATCCATATCTTCCTTAGAAAATTCTTCTTTCTCTAAATCCAGGGAATTAAAAAAATCCCTAATTTCCGGCAAATCCTTCTTAATGGATTTTTTATTAAGCCTCGATTGAACTCTTTTCGCAGCTACGTCCGATGTGACCTTAACATTACTTGCCATTTACTTTTAATTCCTCTGTTTGTTTAGCTTTATAAATTAAAGCCACAGCCACTAGGGGCAATACTGTGGATTTGTCGTAAAATTTCCCCTTCCTGAACCCTCCGATATTTTTAAACCACCTGCTTACCGTACTTTGGTTGGGGTAAATTTCATAGTCCTTTATTAATGTTAAAAACTCCCCTCCCGTCATGCCCTTAAACTCTTTCAGATTGGGGATGGTTTCCCGTCCCATAGCCTGTAATTTTTCCTTAATTTCAGCGTATTTGCGGAAATATCTAGGACTTACTTTTCTTAAATTAATTAAAATTACAAACCCTTCTTTAGTTAAGGGTAATTCACAAGCTTTCAAAGTCTTTTTAGTCTTAGACCAATGCGAATCCGAACACCTCCCGTTTAATAAAGTTTCGTAAATTGCTCTTTCTGTATCAAGTTTTTGCATAAAATACGGCGCACCCCCCTTATTTAGTAGTCGCATCCTGCATAAAAAGGGTGCAAGGTTTAAATTTGAAAAATTTTATGCAGGATATAAGACCCTTAATTTAAGGTCGCACCCATGTAAAGACCTTTAAAATTAAGGGATATTTTAATGCGTTGGCTCTGCATTTATCATAGCATTAAAATCACTAAATAGTGTTATTTAACTAAAAAATCCCTAAACTTTAAATTAAAAAAGTTTAGGGATTATTAAAAATTTAAGCAGATGATTACAAGCTAAAGTCGGTGGCTATAAAACTTTGGAAGGTAAAAAACGCCGCCGTCATACAAATCGCGTCATTCATTTTCTTCTCTAATAACGATTTCTCCTGACGTTTTTGGCTGCGTGTTTTATAGAAAAATCCTCCAAAGTCCCTTTATGTAAGACTTTGGAGGATTTAGTGGGATTTTAGTTTCCGATCCCAACCTCTCTATTGGCTATTTCAGAAAAATAAATAACTGAGGCGATCGCTAACCATCTTCCAAAGATTAGTCGCTGACTTCGGTTATGTGTCAGTTCTATTGGGATTTTAACGCCGATAAGATACCCTATCAAGGGCTGAAAAATTGGATACATTATTTTTGCCAAAAGACTTGGCTTTTCTGCTGCCAATAAATCAAATGTAGTATCCCAGTCGAGATCTAGCTCTCTGATATCTAGCGGTAAACCAGTAATTACCGCTGACTGGATTAGTTCATTGCCTGGATTGGTTCTTGCAAGTGTGGCAAGGACTCTTCTTCGTGCAATATCTAGCACAAAGTTCTCACTACTCTTGGATTTTTTTGCACTTTTGGATTATTTTCCGAACCGTTGCTTGAGCAGGTGTTGGTAACTCTGAATATATTTCGTTGAGTTTCATTTTACTTTCCCCGTTACTTTTTAACTTACTCCCACTATACATTATCCCTCTACCGTTGTTAAGTACCTATTGGGAAAATAAAACGTCAGACAAAACTACCAAAAACGCGATCGCAAAAAAGTAATTTGGGCAGCACGTCAGATAGTTTTCTTTACTATAGGGATTTTGTCTGACGCTTCATATAACTTTACATAATCAAAAATCCTCCAAATCTTTATACAGTAAGATTTTGGAGGATTTAGTGTAATTTACTTGACGATTGGGACTTATAGTCATCAGTTTTGACAAACTTATAAGACCTTAAAAAGATGTAATTTGCTGTTGTAAATGTCGTAAATTGTCCCAAACCGTTATTGTATTAGGGTGATTAGCTCCTAGCGTTCGTTCAGACATAGCTAAAGCATCAAGGTAGAGAGGTTCTGCTTCACTGTATCTTCCTTGACCTTTGTAAAGACCTGCTAAATTGTTTAAACTAGTAGCAAGATCAGGATGGTCGCCTGTAAATAGCCGACTTCTCATTTCTAAAGCATCAACGTAGAGAGGTTCTGCTTCACTGTATTTTCCTTGGTTTTTGTAAAGAAATGCTAAATTGTTTAAAATAGTAGCAACATCAGGATGGTCGCCTGTAAATAGCCGCTTTGTCATTTCTAAAGCTTCAAGGTAGAGAGGTTCAGCTTCACTGCATCTTCCTTGACTATGGTAAAGACCTGCTAAATTGTTTAAAATAGTAGCAACATTAGGATGGTCACTTGTAAATAACCGCTTTCCCGTTTCTAAAGCATCAAGGTAGAGAAGTTCAGCTTCACTGTATTTTCCTTGGCTTTCGTAAAGACTTGCTAAATTGTTTAAGCTAGTAGCAAGATCTAGTTTTTGAAATTTAGTTTGTAAAACTATTGCTTTCTCAAGATATTCTTGAGCTAAAGTTAATTCTTTTTGTCTATCTGTAGATTTTGCTGATTTTACTCGTTTAGCATACAAAGTACCTAACTGACTGTAGAGAACTTCTGTTTTACTACTATCTGCTCCCCATTGCTGAATAGCTTCTGCTAAAGATGCTTCTAATTGTTCTGGTGAAAAAACAGAACCTTCTTGATACGTCATTACCTTCTCTCCCGTTACTTTTTAACTTACTCCCACTATACATTATCCCTCTACCGTTGTCAAGTAGTTTAATTTAAATTTAATTTAAATAACAGTATTTAAGGCATAATTAAAATTTAAAGTGATATGTCAGGACAGAAAAATAGAATTACTGTGCAAATTAGTGAGAGAAATAAAGATTTACTTGAGATAGACGCTTGGCTTTCGGGAAGGACTGTATCGTTGTGTGCTGGGGTTATGTTAAGTGAAAAAATACAAGAGGAAGAGCTAAGGATTAAGGAAGATTTAGAATATTTGGCAAAAAAAAAGAGGCTTAACACCAGAAGAATTAACTAAATTAATCCTTAATGATGAAATAAGCCTCTAGCTCGAAGGGTAAAAACCCGCGCTTAAATTCTCTCCATTAATTTTTCTGCGAAGCGTGCAAGCGATTCTTTTAATACTCCGCAGGAGCTTATTTGAATTTGAACCATATAGGGGAATAGCTTATCCTCTTATAGGTTTAGGCAATAGCTTTTTCTCTTGCATCAATTTCTCTATTTGCCGAAAAACTAAATACTGCAATTCTGCTAAACAACTCTCTTCACAACCATATTTGTCTTCATAATTAACTTCTGGGAACTCCAAACACCTACCCACCCATATACAGCCTTCTTTTTTTACAATATACGAATAAGAGAGATGGTTGTGAAACTCAAGGTTTTCTATTTCTGGGTTTGGGGATATTTCTTCCCAGTCTTTGTTCGTACATATAGGTGACTCTCCCCACACCGGTTCGTTATAAAGAGAGCAAAACCACATCGCTTCAGATGGATCATTTTGTATTTGGTGGTATTCATCCCAACTATTTGCTAGTGTTGCAAATCTACAATAGCTATCATAACCAGCGCACGCTACAGGTCTTTCCATCAGCAAATCCTCTTACTTTTTTAACTTACTCCCACTATACATTATCCCTCTACCGTTGTCAAGTACCTTTCCTAAATTTCCCAAATTTAGCCAACTCCTTAAAAATAAATTTTTGCCAAATTTAGCCAAATTTTTTAATTTGCCCCTTGACCGACGGTATGGATGTATGGTATAACTTAAAAAGTAAGTTAAAAAGTAAGGCAATGAAGACATATATAGGACTGGACGCAGGACACAATAATTTAAAATTAGTCTTGCAAGATGAAGGTCAGGAAAATATAGAGAAGGTAATTATGCCGTCCTATATACTTTTGCAAGAAAGTTTATTCTCAAAAAGTTCATTAAAAACTCCAGGACTAGTCCGTTATTTAGATGGGACTAGGGAAGATTTAAAAAATAAAGCTTGGTTAATGGGTGCGGCTGCAATTGAAGCTAACGAAAAAGCTTCCGTCCCACTCGCGGCCGTAGCAGACGGAAATGGAAAAGTCGAATATTGCCTTCACAGTCTTTTAAGTTTGTTGAGTAATTTTCCCCCGCGAGAAGGTTGGGATATTATTTTAAGTTGTTCCAACCACCGAGCCGATGTCTACGGCAAGGTAATTAAAAAATCCTTAGAGGGATGGCACAAAGTGTCCTTAGCAGGAAAAGAAACTTTAGTCAACGTTACTGTGGCGGACGTTGTAGATGAGGCAACTCACTATAAGCCTAAAAATAGTGGAGGGGACGTTGTGCTTTTAGACTTTGGTGGAGGTACATCCATATTCGTTAAGTACAGTGCCCAAGGAATTAACGTCGCCAGGGAAGTCGTTGATGTGGGAGTAGACGACTTAATTAACTTAATTTACGATGACAAAGAAACATACTCATTACTCCACAAGGACAGGTCAAGGCACGAAATTAGGAAAGGTCTGGAAAACTCCAAAGGGGATAGAGTTTTCTATGGACTAGAAGGTAGGGGAGGCATAGAAATTACGCCAATTTACATCCGTAATTTAAAAACTTGGTTAAGTGCATATATGAAAGATATCCTTAGCCTTACGAGTAAATCTTTACGCGCTGGCGCAACATTGCAGCTAATTGGTGGAGGATCACTTCTCCCTAATTTAGAAGATATCCTTACGGCAATTCTTACGCGGGGCGGTAAAGAAGCCCATACGATTAATAAAGTTACGAAAATAGCCTTATGGGCTAATTCTTTAGCTTTATTAGAGTTAAGCAAAGCCTACAAAATTAAAAACTTTAGCAAGAGCAAGATTTCATTAGTTAGCGTGAGGGTAGCTGAATAATGAAAGATTACGACAGAGTAAGTTTACCCCCCGCACTAGCTAAAGCTCTCCACACCCACATCCAAAGT